AAAAAAAAAAAAGACGCCCGTGTGAAGGGAAAACACACGGACGCCAGTGGAAGGAAGCTTAACGCCAACCGCGAAACAATGCAACAAACAAAGCTTCAAACGCGTAGCGGTAGCTCGAGCGAAGGGTAGACCAAGAAAGCTCATAACAACCATTGGGCAGCAAGTGATCAAGAAGAAAAGACCACAAGGCAAGCCTTTGACGCAAAGACAAACCACGAACAGTTACAGGCCCATAAGGAAAGTCGATACAAGGCAAAGAAGACCAACGATCACCAAACAAGTCCCAAGCAAGAACCCAGTTACCGTCGGGAACAGAGCCAACACGACCAGAGAGAACACAAGCCCAAAGAAGCGGGCGGTAAGCAAAAGAAAGAAAAGACATAGCAGCCTCCACAGCAGCAAAGACGGGAAAGCGCCCGACACGCACAGAGAAACAGGGGGGGACCCGAAAGCAGACGGGGGAACCCAAACCACACTTACATCTTTTTTAGACACAAAGAAAAACCATTAGTACCACTTTGGACCTAAACACCCCCTTATAGGAGATATTTAGAGGACAACTAAATGAACAATAAGCGTAAACTAGAGCTTCTCAAAGAAGCCAAACGTAGAGAAAAGCTAGGGGCATACAAAAAAGACTTTGCTCTTTTTTCAAAAGAACAAATTAGGATTATTACAAAGAATGCTTCACAAGGCTTCGTTCCGTTTGAGTTTAACGAGGCTCAGTCTATCGTAAATAAAAAGATTGAAGAACAACTAGAGGCTACCGGAAAGGTACGCGCAATTATTCTAAAGGCACGTCAACAAGGCATCAGTACCTACTGCGCTGCTAGAGTCTTCTGGAAGACATTCTTCACTCCTTACACCAGGTCAGTTGTGATGGCGCATGATAGCGCTACCAGTGATGCTCTTTTCAATATGTCGAGAAACATTATCGATAACATGGAAGAGCCACCTGCGCTAAACAAGTCTAACGCTAAGGAGATTCTATTCGAACATAACAAAAGTGGCTATAGGCTCTACACGGCGGGTGCTAAAGAAGCAGGACGAGGAACTACCCCTACTATCGCTCATCTATCAGAGGTAGGCTTTTGGCAGTTTGACGAGCAGATACTCGCAGGACTCTTCCAGGGAATCTCTCAAGAAGACGGTACTGAGGTATTACTGGAAAGTACCGCTAATGGAGCCAGTGGAGAGTTCTATCGGTTATACCAGGGGGCTATGAAAGGTGAGAATGAATACATTCCTATCTTCCTACCTTGGTTTATTACAAATGAATATCGTAGGAAAGCACCGGAAGATCTAGAGTTAACAGTAGAAGAATGGGATCTAGTGGAAAAGTATGAACTGGATAACGACCAGCTCTACTGGAGAAGGCTAAAGATAGCAGAGTCAGGGGAGCGAAAGTTCCGTCAAGAGTACCCTGCTAGTCCTGAAGAGGCTTTTCTTGTCTCAGGTAACAGTGTTTTTGACCAAGAGGTTATTAACGGTATACAGGTTATTGCTCCTGACTACGTTAGAGAGTATGACGATAAAAGTAGTTACTTTGAAGATGCTAAAGAAGGTCACTTGGAAATATGGGTACCCCCCTCATTCGAAGGTAGGTTTATTATTGGTGCTGATGTAGCACTTGGCGTAGGTCAAGACTACAGTACAGCAGTTATTCTTAATAAGGAGAGACAAGTCTGTGCGCTGTTTAGAGATAACTTCACGGATCCTAGTAACTTTGGTGATATTCTATTCTATTTGGGTAGATACTACAATAATGCCTTACTAGCAGTGGAGAGTAATAGTTTAGGAATTGCTACACTTAACCGTTTAAAGCAAATGAACTATGTGAACCTATACTATCAGACTAAAGCAGCTAATCTTCTTAACGATGAAGGTGGAAAACCTGGCTTTAGGACTACTGTCTCTACAAAACCTATGGTAATAGGAAACCTTAAGCGAGCAATTGAGGAAGAAGACGTATGGATTCCCTCAGACGTAATGGTTGGGGAGTTAAGAACCTATGTCTCAGCAGAAAACGGGTCAACTAATGCCCTCCCAGGAAACTATGATGATACTGTTATGGCTCTTGCAATCGCATTTGAAGCCTATAGAACACACCAGCATAGGTTAACTGATGATAATGTCTCGTGGAGAGACAAGGTAGGCCACTTAGTGGAGGAGAATACACAATGGCTATAAGAGGTGATGATAATCATCCAGGACTCAAGAACCTAGTGTCTATTAAAGACAGCGAGATGGCTGAAGAATGGCGCAAAAGAGGACTTGAGGTAAGACGAAAGAATAAAGAGAAGCGAGAACTGGCTAAACAGACTATTCTTGCTATGAAATCCCTCGGAGATGAGGCACCTGACGCTATATCGGCACTAAACTATGTGCTAGTACAGGCAATGGAAGAGGGAGATACAGATCAAATCATTAAGGTTGCTAGTATTCTAGCAGAATATCAAGCACCGAAGCTAAGTAGACAGGATGTTACACAGACAAACCTAGACGCTTCAGACCTCACGGACGAAGAGTTACAAGCGGAGCTAGATCGGCTTACGCTACAATGAAAAACTACCATTGTCCTCACCTAGTCTGGGCTGCTAGGGGTAGGAAAAGCCCATCTCGTTTTGACTTTAAAAGATTTAAAAAGAATAGACATAAAAAATATAAGTGTCCAATAGTAAAGCAAGAAAAGCTAAACAAATAGGAGAAAACTATGTTGTTATTTAAAAAAACTTGGGTATTAGAAGAAGATTATAAGGCAGGAGAGTCTATTGATATTTATCACGATGGCTTTGGGCGTATGCACCTTGAGCGTCATGTCTCTCCAGAGGAACGCGAACAGATTCAAAAGAAAAAACGTCTAAGACTTCTTAAAGAAGAAATAGAGGCGTTAGAAAAAGAAGTTGCATGAAAAGCCCCTGCGTGAAAGTATGTAAGCTAGATGCAATGGGTAAGTACTGTATTGGATGCGGTAGAACTCTTAAGCAAATAGAGGAGGCGGGTAGAAATGACAATAGAAAAAGGTAATGAAACCTTCAGTGGTTACAATAAACCTAAAAGAACCCCTAGCCACCCTACCAAGTCTCATGCAGTTTTAGCTCGTAGTGGCGGTAAAGAAAAGCTAATTAGATTTGGTTCTCAAGGTGTATCTGGAAGTCCAAAGAAACAAGGCGAAAGCGAAAGCTATCGTAAGCGTAGGCAGGGCTGGAAGGCTCGCCATGCAACAAATATTAAAAAAGGTCCAATGAGTGCAGCTTATTGGGCTAATAAAGTTAAGTGGTAAACCCAGGAGCGGTAAATGACACAAGTAGGAAGATATCAACAGGTTAAGCCTATATCTTCGGTTAAGAAACCAACGGAACGTAAGGTTCCTCTTTCTCAACCAGGATCTAAAGGTTATAACCAAAAGACTATGGAAGGCAGTAAGCCTGTCTATAGTGGTACGGGCGGTAAACTCTAATGGGATATCGTTATAAAGAAGCCGTATCGGATGAAGAACTAGTTAACATTATTGAGGCAGGAGTTCAGAGTTCTTCAGGTGACTGGTTAAACAGTTCAGATCTAACAAGGGAGAGGCTTAAGTCTACTTATGAGTATGCCGGAGTTGCAGCAGCACATCTTGCTCCTCAAGGCGTAAGTACAATTGTAGATACGAGTACTACTGAAGTAGTGGAGGCTTATACAGCCGTACTCTCCGACCTATTTTTGTCTAATAATAAAATCGCTAGGTTTATACCCTACGATGACACTCCAGGGGCTTTTAAAGCCGCTAAAGATGCAGCTAACCTAGTTAACTACTGCATCTTTAAAAAGAATAAAGGATGGGAAATCCTACAGACTTGGATGAAGGCTTCTCTTCTCTGGAAGAATAGCGTTATTCGCTGGGACTATATCGAAGACTTCGACTACGTAATGGAAGAATATGAGGAGATCGATGAGGCTAAACTCGATGAGATTCTCTCAGATGAAAACATTGAAATTGTCAACGAGCTAACGCTCAATCCTACATCAGAGACTATTTCTTATATTGATGTACGACTACGCAAGAAGATCGATAAGAGCCGCATTAAGCTAGAGGTTATTCCACCTGAGTCTTTCAGAATTAGTAACGAAGCTAAAGACATTGAAGACGCTAACTTTGTTGGTATTCAGTCAGAGATGACACGTTCAGACCTCCGTAAGTTCTACCCTGAGTGGGCAGAGGGGTTAACAGAACAAGAGTGGCAATCTCTAGGAAGTGACGAAGATTGGCTAGGTAGTGGTAACTACAGTGAAGACGTTGCTGCTAGAAAAGAAATTACTGGTCAGAGATACTGGCAAGGATACGAAGGTAAAAATACTTATCCTGCAGAAGCCAGCCGTGAAGTTACACTAACTGAGTCTTGGATTCGGGTAGATAGAGACGGAGACGGTATTGCAGAGCTTAAGCACTTTATTACAGTAGGGAATCATATTCTCTATGAAGAAGACGCTGAGTATGTTCCGCTAGCTAGTATCGTACCAATTGATATCCCACACGAATTCTTTGGTTTATCAATGGCAGACTTTACCAGGTCTTCTACTCTTGCTAGCACAGCAATCCTTCGTGGATTTGTAGAGAATACTTATTTAACCAACTATTCTCCTAAGCTAGCTGATCCAAACGTAGTAGACTTTAGTGCGCTACAAAACATGAAGCCTAAGCAGATTATTCCAACTAACGGTAATCCACAGGGCGCAGTAGCAGCACTAGCACCAGAAACTATTTCAACAGGTACCGTACCATTGCTTGAACATCTACAGATGATTAAAGAACAAGCAACAGGTATGTCAAAAGCTGCACAGGGTCTAAACGATACTCTTTATGTATCGGGTAACTCTGAACAGAAGCTTTCAGCTGTACAATCAGCTGCTCAGAAGAGGATCCAGCATATCGCGCGTAGATTTGCGGAGACTGGATTTAAGCGACTTATTGCTGGCATCTATCAAACCATGTATGCTAATATGAAAGGTAAGCAACCTTATTCTCTAGACGGAGTCTATGGTATTGTTAACATGAGTGAGTTACCTTCAAAGATGGACGTAGAGATTTTCCTCGATATCGGTGAAAACTCTAATGCTACCATTATCAATAAACTTAGCAAGGTAGGAGCAGAGATTCTACCGGGTCTAAATCAACAGGGTGCAGGTATGGTAATTAAACCAACAGCTCCTGCTGTACTAGCAACTAAACTAATTGAAGCTATGGGAATTGATAGTAATGATTTTCTTGAAGATTATACTCAAGAAGAATTTAAGCAGAAAGCAGCTCAGGCGATTGAGCAACAGAGTAAAGACGCTCAGGCTAATCAAGCCATTGAACAACGTAAGAAGGAAGCTGATGCTGCACTAGCAGAAGCTAACGTTAGTTATACTCATGCTCAAGCTAAAAATACTATGGATGATAATGCTCGACAACTTGCAGTGTCTATTGATAAACACTTCCAAGAGTGGGCAGATATCGCAATTAAAGCAACTAAGGAAGGTGCTATTATACCGGAACATCCTTCCTATGATCAGGTTCTTATGCTAGCCCGGCAAATTATTATGGGACAGCCAGAACCGCAACAACAGGAAATAACACAACAAGATGGACAAATACCGCAAGACAGCTGAGACGAAGCTAGGTAATACTAAGTCATACGGTAATCATAAAGTTCATCCTGAAGAATTGGCGCGAAGGGCTCATGTTAAGGGTCACTTCGCTGCCAAGGAACGGGATGAATTCTTTGATGAAGTATACGGTGAGGTTCTAATCGACCTCTTTATTGAATGGCTCAAGACGGAGCCGCATGAAACAAAGTCTCGTGAGTTTCTCTATAGCTCTGCTATGGCACTAGGAAGTGTTAAAGAAAAAATGATAGGCTTTGAAATGTATGGGAAGAATATTCCGCATATGATGGAGGACACTAATGGCGAAGCGACTAATTGATTACGCCCAACTTATTAAGAATTATGAAACTATGATTGATACGCTAGAGTATGACTCTATGCGCAGTGCAGGTAAAGCAAAGCTTAACGCTGAAGTACTTTATTATATGCACGAGCTTAAAGATCGTTATAGTTCTAAACAACCTAAACCTGCGGTAGCACCTGTTACCAAGAAGGGAGGTAATTAGAAATGGAAAATACCAATGCAATAACAGACTCTACCCAATTGGATGACTCTGTAGCAACGGGTGAAAGTCGAACTGAAGAGGCTATGCTGGCTGACATTCTTCGTAATACTGAGTTTCTCAGAGACGATGAATCTCTACCCGATGAGCAAGTACCACAGTTAGACGCGGAAGACTCTGATGACGAAGACCCAGAAGAATCAGACGAAGCCGATAACGTTGATGATGAAGAAGAAATCGAAGAAGAAGAAGTGGAAGCAGAGGATGAGGATGATACGTCTACCCAAGAAGCTGATGTCTACACTACTGATGACCTCGATTTGGATGCTGCTGTACTCGTTAAAATTGACGGGAAAGAAGTAGCTGTTACCTTTAATGACCTTATCAAAGGTTATTCTACTGAACAACATCTTTCTAACAAGGGTCGTGAACTTGGCGAAGCACGAAAAGCAATGGAAGAGGAATATCAGAGTAAAATCCAAGAGATTAACTCAATGGCTCAAGCTTCTGCTGCTGTGCTCTATAGTCAAGAACAAGAACTCGCTAAGGAATACCATGAGATTGAAGCAGCAATTGAACAAGCTCGTGCCGATGGCGACACCTATGAAGTTAATGAACTGAAAGATAAGCGAGAGCAATCTCAAAAGCAATACTGGGAAGCACGCAAAAAACGTGAAACACTAGTAGAGACAGTTCAGAAACAAGAAGAAGCAAAGATAGAACAACAATGGTCAGAGCAATTGAATTATTTCAATGAAACAATTCCAACTCTAATCCCTGACTTTAATGAAGATACTGCAATGGCAATTCGTGAATTTGCTATTGGAGAAGGAATTGCACCTGAAATACTAGATACTATTGCAGATCCTATTATCGTTAAGTTTGTTGATGACTATCGTCGTTTAAAACAAGGTGTTTCTAAAGGCCAAGCTAAACGTAAAACTACTGTAGTTAAAAAAGCGCCTATTCGTAAAGCTAAAACTCGTTCCCAGAAGGAAACAAGTAATGCAGAACGATTAAGGCAGAAGGCTTTAAGTGGTAATGCTTCAGCTGATGAACAACAAGATTTCCTTAGGAGTTTAGCACAACGCTCACTTAACTTATAATACCTCGGAGGTATATGAATAATGGCTAATAATCTTGGTGTTCGCGGCACCGGAGGTCCAGGAGGACCAGCTCGCGGAACCGGCAAAGACGTCTCACAGCGTGAGGATCTTGCCAACTTTATCACGATGATTACTCGTGATGAAACCCCTTTCATGTCATCTATTGGCAAAGCAAAAGCAACAGCTATCTACCATGAGTGGCAGACAGACCAGCTGGAAGCACCAGGCAACTCTCGCATTGGCGAAGGTACAGACTGGATTGCACCAGACACAACTGGTTCAGGCGGCACAGGTGCAACACCTGCAACTGGCAACAAGTTTGCTATTTCAGGTCCATACCGTACTCGTCTGGGTAACTACACTCAGATCAACGGTAAGACAATTGCTGTATCAGGCACACGCCGTGCAGTAGATCAGGCTGGTGTAGCTGATGAGTATGCCTATCAGTTGAAGAAGCGTGGTACTGAACTGCGCCGTGACGTTGAGTTTGACATGGTTCACTCAATGAATGTTTCAAACGCTGTAGGTACACAGAACGCTAACGCTCGTTCAGCTGGTGGTTATCAGTCTTTCATCAACTCAGCTTCAACAGTTGACTACGTTGGTGAATTCCAGGCTCCTTCAGCAGCAACAACTGGTGCTGGTACAGATGCAGACGGTACAGCCGTAGCGCGTTCAACCATTGCTGGTTCAACAACTGCACCTGATCGTGACCCAATTGCTTTGACTAACATTGACTCAGTCATGCAGAAGATCTATGAGCAAGGCGGTAAAGCCTCAAAGATCATGCTGTCACCAAAGCTTCGCCGTGACTTCTCTGACCTGATGGTTGGCGACACAGGCGTACAGCGTAACATTGACGACTCAGGCAAACTGCGTCAGTCAGTTGACATCTATATGTCAGACTTCGGTGATCTGATGGTAGTTCCTAACTACATCATGGGTCTCACAAACAACTTCGCGTTTACTGGTGACAACAACGTTGCTCACTCAGGCGCTGGTGTTACCAACCTTGCTAACTTCTCTGCATTGATTTATGATCCAATGTGGTTTGCTGTAGCAACTCTGCGTCCTCTTGCAGAAGTTGATGTAGGCCAGCAAGGCGACTCAACTAAAGGCATGATGGTTGAAGAATCAACCTTGGAAGTCCGTAACCCATTGGGTTGTGGTGCTATCTACGGCCTAGAGTAGGTTTTATTGAGGGGAGGCTTTCGGGCTTCCCCTCTTTTTACTATAGGAGAGACTAATGCCAATAAAAATTAAAATGCTTGAACAAGAAAAAAATTATAAAGGTCCACTTCCTAAACCTAAACCACCTAAAAATGCTCGGCCTAATCATCCAATGAATACTGAAAAAACTACTGGTCTTAAAGTAGATCCTCAGTATAAATCTGCTGGTGGCATAGTTTATAAGGGGAGATAGGTATGAAAACTTGTCCGGGGTGTCCAACACCTAAAAAATGCATGGCAATGGGTAAATGCTTAAATAAAGAAACTAATAAAGATATGAAGATGGATCCTCAGTATAAATCTGCTGGCGGTACTGTTTTTAAGGGGCGTTAAAGATGAAAATTAAATCAGGTGATACATTATCACAAATTGCTAAAAGTAAAGGTATGACGCTCAAAGCTTTACTTGCTGCTAATCCACAAATTAAAAACGCTAATCAAATTCGTGTAGGTCAAACTATTACAATTCCGCCTAAGGCTATGCAAGCTGGCTCAGCTAGCGATAATCCATATGCCGGTATGACGCGTACACAAATGGCTTTAATGGATGTAAAAAATAAAGATAAGACTGCTCAAGAAGTAGCTACCCGTAGTATGCAAATACAAGGTAAGTATGGTGGTTCTAAAACCAGTCCTACTAAATCAAAAACTGAAGAAACATTGCGTAAGGCTTCACATACTGAAAGCCCTTCACAATTGCGTGAACGTGCTAAAAAGTATGCAGCTAGTCGTAAAAACAGACGTTAATAAACAAATAGGAGTAAAGTAAATGCTAGTTATTCAAACTGCTAACGGGAATACTTACCCCGCTGAAACATGTGTATGGCGCACTGCTGCTGTAAGCGGCGGTAACGGTTATAAGCTAACACACTTAACTATTGGATCACCAACAATTGCGGTCGGCGCGGCTCCAGCTGCAGCCCCGGCAGGTGCTCAATTAGGATATATTGGAAAGTCAGGTCGTTTTGTATCGTATACAGAACCCGCCTAATTAAGTAGGAGAGGACATGAGTAAAGAAACAGATTTTAAATTCTATAGTGCAACTGTAGGAGCCAATGAAGGTATTCAAGCTGGCTTTGATCTTCAGAGTGGAGATTGGCAAGCAGTACAAGATATTTCAAAGTATAAGGAAGCAGCAAAGCTTCAGCGAGATAAAGAATCATATTATGGTAAAACAAAAAGTGGATACCGTAAGATGGCAACTATCCCTGACATTGTAGCTATTAAGATTCTTGAAGACCATAAACTAGATCTACATGATCCTGCCTTTATGCAAGATTCTAATAACCTTAAGAAACTTAAAAAGATCTTAATTACAGAATACTCCGATTTGGTAATCAATACTTAATTAGGAGGCCAAGGATGGCAAGAACTTATACACAGTTCGTTGACTTAGTGAGGAACTGGTCTAATAAAGACTCAGCAGTTCTTAGCGATGATATAATCAAAGACTGTTTAAGGTATGCCGCAGACAAAGCATATCGTAAACTAAGGGTTATTGCGCTTGAAAACACTATTAGTTACAATTCAACTGACTTGATTGCTGCAACAACAGCTGGAAACAACCTTGTTCCTAGTAAGACAGAAATTACAGTACCGTCTGACCTTATCGAATTTATTGAAATTCGAGAGGTAGATGCAGCAAATCAATCTACACGAGTTTTTAATGAAAAGACAGACTTAAGAACATTTAATGATTGGACAGCAAGTAAATATAATTATTCTGCTTTTTGGTCTAGACGAGGAAATACAGTAATACTATCTCCTGCTTTTCAAGATGGGGGAACTAGTGGTACGGCTACTAAAATTGAATTACACTATTACCGCAGACTTCCAGCATTAGATGCATTATATAATGTAACACCAACTAATTACACTGCAGGATTACTTAATCCGTCTTCTCAAGGTGTAACGGGTGCCGTTGAACTTTGGTTTTCTACTATTGGGGGTGTAGCAACTCCTTATGCAACACAAGCTGCAGCAACCGCAGCAGGTGGTACAGTTACAAGTGCATACTATATTGGACAGCTTGCCTATAATTGGCTACGTGATGATAATGAAAGAATTCTTCTTATGGGTTCGCTAGGCGAACTATTTGCTTATCTTCAGGATGATGAACAGGCACAAAAATACTTTGCTATGTTTGCTCAAGAAATAGATGAATTGAATGATGAAGATAACAAACGAGGAGCATCTGGTGGTAATATTCAAATGAGTTATAATGCAGGAGGGTTAATCTAATGGCTACACCTGCAAGTCCAGATACCACTAATACCACTGGAGCAACTGACGATGGTTCTCTTGGTGGACTTTTCAATTCAGGTGATGGTAGTGTAATAACTACATTAGCCAGCTCTCTTGCTGGACTAGTTGAAGATGCACAAACAGCAGCTACTAATGCTGGGGTTTCTTCAACTTCAGCTGCAGCTAGTGCAACCTCGGCAGCAGCCTCTTTAGCCGCAATTGGAAATTCAGTAACTGCTGCAGCAGCATCAGCTGCCGCCGCACTAGTATCTGAAACTAATGCCGCTACAAGTGAAACTAATGCGGCTACAAGTGAAACAAACGCAGCTACTAGCGAAACAAACGCAGAAGACTGGGCAGTTAAAACAAATGGAATTGTTGAAAGTACAGACTACTCATCTAAGGCTTGGGCAATTGGTGGTACTGGGGTTACAAACACTGCTAATAGAGGTCCAGCAAAAGATTGGGCAACAAAAGCAGAAGATGTTACTGTTGATGGAACTGAATTTTCAGCATTACACTATGCTGCAAAAGCTTCAACTAGTGCAACTAATGCAGCCTCTAGTGAAACTGCAGCAGCCTTAAGTGCTACACAAGCAGCAGGAAGTGCTACCAATGCGGCTACTTCAGCAGGAAACGCAAGTACCTCTGAAATAAATGCAGCAGCTTCTGCAGCAGCAGCCCTTACCTCGGAAAACAATGCGGCTACTAGTGAAACTAATGCGGCAACTAGCGAGACCAATGCTGCAGCATCAGCAGCGGCAGCTCTTGTTTCTGAAACTAATGCAGCGACTAGCGAGACTAACGCAGCAACTTCAGAGACTAATGCGGCTACTAGCGAGACTAATGCGGCTAACTCGGCTACTTCAGCAAGTAGTGCACAGACAGCAGCAGAAGCAGCAAGAGATCAAGCCTTAGCAGCCTTTGATAACTTTGATGATAAATACCTCGGTGCTAAAGCAGCAGATCCTACTACTGATAATGATGGTGATCCACTACAATCAGGTATGTTATACTATAACACAACTGATGACGTAATGAAAGTTTATACAGGTAGTGCTTGGGTTGCAGCCTATGTCTCAGGTGCTGGTTTTGCATTGCTTTCTGGTGCTACTTTCACAGGTGCTATTTCAGCACCAAGTATCGATGGTGTACTTGCAAGTACTGTAACAGGCACTACACAAGCGAGCGGAACTAATAACACTAGTATTTCAACAACTGCCTTTGCAGTAACAGAAGCAAATAATGCAGCGGTAGCTATGGCTATTGCACTAGGATAATAGGAGATAACTATGGCTAATAGTTTTAAAAGTAAAACAGATACCGCTATTGGAACTTCTGCTGCTACGCTTTACACTTGTCCGGCTGCTACACAAACAACAATTATTGGACTTACAGTAGCTAACATTGTAGCTAGTCAGATTGTTATTGATGTAGAGTTAGACGCTAGTACAAGAACAAGCGGCGCTGAAGATAGCGTTTATATTATTAAAGATGCACCAATTCCTGTAGGCAGTAGCCTTGTTGTAGTTGGTGGAGAACAAAAAGTAGTAATGGAACCAGGAGATACCTTGAAGGTAACTAGTAATGTTTTATCTTCAGCAGATGCTATTGCGTCACTTCTAGAAATCACATAAGGGAGGTTTAATATGTCATATATTGGCAAAGGTGTTGAGGTTGTAACCTTTAACACAGCAACAACCCTTGATGTAGCAGGTAACATTACGGTTGGTGGAACCGTAGATGGTCGTGATGTAGCAACTGACGGTACTAAGCTAGATACTATTGCTGCAAATGCAATTGCAAATCTTTCAGAGGATACAACACCTCAACTCGGTGGAAACCTAGACCTTAACACTAGTAACATTATTGGAACTGGTAATATAAATGTTACTGGTTCTATCACAGGAACATCTTTTGTTTCAACTGGTGATATGAGCTTTACTAATAACAGTAAGGCTATCTTTGGTACATCACCAAGCCTAGAAATATACCATAATGGTAGCAACAGTATTCTTGATGATGTTGGTGCTGGTAACTTTAAAATGCAACTTGCTGGTGCTGATAAGTTAGAAATAACTAGCACTGGTGTAGATGTTACAGGTACGGTAACGGCTGATGGGCTAACTGTGGATGGGGATGTGACACTAAACGATGGTTCGCCTAATTTACGCTTACAAGATACCGATGTTAGTCGGTTTGGTGATATATCCTACGGTACTAGAGTTGTTTCAGTCACAAACACTATGGCATCTGGCGAGGATATGGACACGGTTCAACCGTGGATGGAATTTCGCTTCAAAGATGATGGTGAAACTCGTGAGGTGCTTAGATTAAACTATAATGGCAACGTGGGCATTGGCACGAGTTCTCCATCGGATACTTTAGAAGTTTCTAATAATTCAAACTATCAATTGCGTCTTAGCTCAGCTGGTCAAAACTATCAAATAGGCAGAAACGGTTCAGATGGACTATTGTACTTTTATGGTAATCAAAGTGGTTACACTGGATATGTCTTTAGTGGTGTAAACGGCGAACGTATGCGCATCGACAGCAGCGGCAAAATAAAGGCGCAAACAGCGGGTGGATATTATTTAACTGAAAGCTCTACAGACGCTTACAGTATTACTTGTAATGGTGCTAATGGGTTTTTAGCAATTACTGACGAGTTCAACTCCGCAGAACGCCTCCGCATCGACAGCAGCGGCAACTTGCTGGTGGGTACTACGAGTACAACCCTAACTGGAAATGCAGGTTTTACATATCAAGGTGGCATTACTACAACATCAAATAATGGCTCACTTTCTGCAATAATGAACCGTAACACTAATGACGGCGAAATTGTGCAGTTCCGCAAAGACAACACCACTGTGGGTAGTATTGGGACTACTGCAAGTGATTTATGCCTTACAAGTAACAATGTGGGCTTCCGAATGGATGGCTCAAATAATCACATTATCCCTGTTAACGATTCTTTGACCACAAGGGATGCGGCAATTGACTTAGGATATTCTGGCGGTCGCTTCAAAGACCTCTACCTCTCCGGCAACGCTCAATTAGGCAATGGGTATAACCTTTCTTGGGGTGGAAGTTACAGTTCAGGTTATCCTACTGTGTATGCGACTAATAGTAGTGGCGGCTATATTGCTTTCGCTCCTAATGGAAATGCACCATCAGCAAATCAAGTTCGCATAGTAGGCGATGGCATAGAGTTTGGTGCGGCTAGTTCAAATCTAAATGACTATGAGGAGGGGACTTGGACGCCTGTTATCTTAATGGATAGTGGAACCAGCACAGTTTCTGCTTATGGTAGATACGTAAAAACTGGAATGACCGTTTATGCTACTTTTTATGCTCAATTTACAGCCGCTGCCAGCAGTCCAACAGTTAATTCTGTAGCAAACTTCCCTTTTGTTCAAGAGAACTCTGGCACTTGGGCAGGTGTTGGAAGTGTTCGTGAAAATTCACAAACAGGATACCAGTGGCACGTTAGAATGAATAACAATTCTACTAACGCACTGTTAAGACGTTATGATAACCAAAGTTCCGTAGCCGTTAATTATGTTTTTATAGGGTCAATTACTTACACAACACCATAACCTGATTGGACATCAGGTCGGACAGTCCAGCCATAAAGGAGATAAACGATGGCATTAACAGAAGAAATAGTACAAGACAAAATTGAAATCGTAGGCGACTACAAGCACGTCCAAGTACGCACCGCAACAGTTATCAAGCGTGATGGTGTTGAAATTAGCCGTAGCTTTTCACGGCACGTTGTAGCACCTGACGCTGACATCACAAATGAAAGCGCAGAGGTGCAAGCTATCTGTGCAGCGGTACACACACAGGCTGTTAAGGATGCTTATGCAGCACACTTAGAAGAACAGTGAGGAGAATAAAATGACTGACAATGTAATCACTATCAACGGTGAAGAATATAAACCAGAAGACTTTAATGAACAACAAACCTATTTTATTAATCAAGTAAAGGCTTGTCAACAAAAAGTAGCTAACATTCGCTTTGAACTAGATCAAGTACAAGCAGCGCAAGATGCATTCACAAATGCACTTATTGCATCAGTTGAAACTAAAGAAGAAGAAGAAACTGAAGTTGCTTAACTTAACGGAGTAACATAAATGGCATATATAGGTAAAACACCTTCCCAGGCAGTAAGAAGCAGATACTTCTACACTGCAACTGGCGGTGAAACATCTCTATCAGGGGCAGATGATAACGGCGATACTTTAATTTTCGCTGATGGTAACTACGTAGATGTATACCTAAACGGTGTGCTGTTAGTTGCTGGTTCAGACTACAATGTTAATACTGTTAATACAATTGCTGGGCTTGCTGCTCTAACTGCCTTAGACATTGTAGAGATAGTTGTATACGATACTTTTTCTGTCTTTGGAGGAACTTTCCAAGGCACCCTTACTGCTAATCAGTTTGTGGGTCCACTTACAGGAAATGTAACAGGGGAACTTGACGGTGCTGTAAACTTTATTGTAAAGAATACTTCTGGAGGTACAATCATTAAAGGTACTCCTGTATATATTTCAGGACATAGTGGAAATATTCCAGAAGTAAATGTGGCAGATGCTGATGACCCAGCTAAGATGCCAGCTATTGGTGTTGCAACAGAAGACTTTAATGATAATACACAAGGTAATATTGTTACGTTTGGAAAGTTAATTGGGTTTAATACAGCTGCCTTTAGTGTAAACGATGAGTTATATGTATCTACTACGGGAACTCTTACTGCTACACGACCTAATGCAAGTAATACTGAAGTACAAAAAGTAGCTAAGGTTATTCGTAGTCATCCAACTAATGGTCAATTATTTATTATGGGTGCAGGACGTAGTAACGATGTTCCTAACGCTATTATAACTAACTCTATAAACCTAAGTAGTACCACTACTGTAGATAGTGTTCTAGATGAGGACACTATGACTAGCGATAGTGCAACTGCACTAGCTACTCAGCAGTCTATTAAGGCTTATGTTGATAGCCAAATAGGAAGTAATAACGAGTTATCTGAAATTCTTACTAATGGTAATACTACTAATGGTAATAATATTTCTTTTGGCGACAACGACAAGGCCATTTTCGGTGCTGGGTCTGACTTGCAGATTTATCACGATGGGTTGAATAGTTATATTAGTGAACAAGGTGCTGGTGGGTTAAGGATACAAAGCTCATCTAATATGTATCTGCAAACAGATGGTGGCTTGGCATATATAACTATGACTGATGGCGGTGCTGTTGGTCTTAGGTATAATAATTCTGAAAAACTCGCCACCACCGCCACAGGCGTGGATGTCACTGGCACTTTGACCAGCGATGATGCTGGGTTTTATCAATCTTCAGGAACAAGCCAGCTTAGAGTTGGTGCTTCTAGTGCATATAACTGGAATATAAGTAGAGATAATGTTTCAACTGGTGGGCTGCAAATACAAAGTAAAGATGCGGCAGCAGATGTTACTCGTGCTTTTTTTGGGATTAACGGCGACATCAGCTTCTACGAGGACACAGGCACTACGCCTAAGTTCTTCTGGGACGCGAGTGCGGAAGCGTTGGGCATTGGGACTTCGCCATCTGCTAAATTGTCAGTAAATGACGCAAACGGCATACCCATTCATATGGGCGATATTTCCGCAGCCCCAACTAGCCAAACAGCGGCCTACGTTGGCGTTTCTACAAGTTCTCTTACAGGCGGCAACGGCGACCTAGTGCTTGCCCCACGCACAAGCGATGCTAGGTCAGTTGTGTTTTATACGGGCAATGGAACTTCAGCAGAACGTATGCGCATCACATCAGCAGGCGATGTTCAAATTTCTTCAAACGGAACACCTGATACAAGCGGCACCAACAGTGGAATGAATATAAGTGCTGTATACGGAACTTTTCAGACTAATCACGGAGGAAATGATTACCCTATCTTAAATATTCACACTAGCGGCGTATACAACAGATATTTGCAGTTCCGTTGGGCAAATACAGGTGTTGGAAGTATCAGCACAAACGGCTCAACAACCTCTTACAATACCACCTCAGACTACCGTCTAAAAGAAAACGTGGTAGCAGACTGGGATGCAACCACACGCCTTAAGCAACTCAACCCTGTTCGCTTTAACTTTATCGCTGACCCTGACACGACAGTCGATGGCTTCCTTGCCCACGAGGTGCAGGACATCGTGCCGGAGGCCATCACCGGCACTAAAGACGCTATGCGTGACGAGGAATACGAGGTCACACCAGCGGTGCTTGATGAGGACGGCAACGTAGTTACCCCTGCGGTTATGGGTACACGTTCAGTGCCGGATTATCAAGGCATTGACCAATCAAAGCTAGTACCATTACTAGTTAAAACAATACAAGAACTTGAAGCCCGTATTACGGCATTGGAGACTGCATAATGACTAGAGCAAGAGAATTAGCGGATTCCGCTGATAAGGACTTTGCAGGAACCGTTACGGTAGATAATATTGTTGTAGATACGGACTTACAGTTTGCAACAGGTGCTACTGTAACGACTATCCTGGATGAAGACAACATGGGAAGTAATAGTGCTACGGCGCTATCCACCCAACAAGCTATTAAGGCATACGTAGATACTCAAGCAGTTACAGTGGTAGTTAATGATACTACTCCGCAGCTTGGTGGCAACCTTGATGTTAATGGCAATGCTATTACCGGAAGCACAGTAGCTATCAACGGCTCAACTGGTGAGTTTATGATTACTGCTACTGAGAACGGTCCAGTAGCACTGCGTTATGACAACAATTTAAAGCTAACAACAAAGTCTGATGGTGTAGACATTACGGGTGAATTGCAAGCTGATAGTTTAGACATTGATGGTAATGGTGACATTACTGGAAATCTAACAATATCTGGCAACCTCTCTGTTGACGCTGGCACAATCAAACTAGATGGGAATTATCCTACTGGCACAGGCAACGTAGCGTTGGGTGATACTGCGCTTTCTAGTGGCAGCTTGTCAGGCGGTAACAATACGGCAATAGGCGACCAAGCCCTTTACAGCAATACTTCTGGCGCACAAATAACTGGCGTTGGTGCTTTGTCTTTAGCCAATAACTCTACTGGCATTGACAATACTGGCTTGGGTTACGCTAGTTTAGTGGCAAACACAACAGGGAATTATAATACAGCAGTGGGACGTACCGCACTTAGTACCAACACTACCGCCAGTAAAAACACGGCATTAGGAGTAGATGCCTTACGTTCCAACACCACCGCCAGCTACAACACGGCAGTGGGGTATCAGACTGGGTATAGTAATACTACTGGAACAAATAATTTGTTTGTTGGCTATACAGCAGGTTATTCTAATACAGGCGGTGCAAATACTGCGCTTGGTGCAATTTCTTTAGTAAGTAATTCTACAGGAAACTGGAACACAGCCGTAGGTGAAGGCTCACTGCAAGCTAACACTACAGCGTCATTAAATACCGCTGTTGGATATAGGTCACAAAATTCTAACACCACTGGTGGAAACAATACTTCTCTTGGCAGTCAAGCTTTATACTCCAACACCACCGCAAGCAACAACACCGCAGTGGGTTATCAGGCGGGGTATACAAATACAACTGGTGCAGAATTAGTAGCAATTGGCAGACAAGCGGCATACTCCTTAACAACAGGCAGTGAGAATACTGCTTTAGGTTCTATTGCTTTGTATTCGACAACTACGGGCAATTCTAACGTAGCCGTTGGTCGTCAAGCCCTCTACTCCAACACCACCGCAAACTACAACACCGCTGTGGGCTATCAGGCTGCATATACCAACACTGCGGCAAATGGTTTGACCGCTGTTGGTTATAGGGCGGGTTATGCGTATGCCGTCCCTGCACTGACAGAAAACTTTCTGTCTACATTTGTTGGTTATCAAGCGGGTTCTTCCGTTACCACGGGTATTGATAATTCGTTTTTTGGAGGATTTTCAGGAACCGGCAACACCACAGGAAATTTTAACACCTCTTTGGGGGCTGGCACTTTTAGGAATAACTCCTCGGGAGCAGCCAATACTGCCGTAGGCAATTCTGCACTTGCTTCCAACACCACCGCAAGCTACAACACTGCTATGGGTTATCAGGCTCTGTATTCACAAACAGCAGCAGCACAAAGCACCGCTGTTGGCGCACTTGCTTTAGATTCCGTTACAGTTGGTAATGAAAACACCGCTGTTGGGTATCAAGCCGGAAATACTTTAACAACAGGAGCAGCAAACGCTCTTTTTGGAAGATTAGCTGGGCGTGATACTACTGGAAGTTACAACACCTTTCTTGGTCACAACTCTGGTTATCTTATGACAACTGGTTCACAGAATACTATTGTTGGACGCTTTAACGGCAATGAAAACGGCCTAGACATCCGCACATCCAGCAACAACATCGTGCTGTCGGATGGCAATGGTAATCCTAGGATGTGGTGTGATGCTAATGGTCGTTTTGCCATTGGTGATGATAATAATGGCGGCGCACGATTAAAGTTAAGAGATACTTTAACTCCACTAGTTACTTTTAATAGTGCTGGAACTAGCGGGTTTTTTAGTCAAGTTCGCTTTAGAAATAACAGCGACACTAGTGATGTTGGTTCCATAGTGCGTGTAAATGATGCCTCTATTCAATACAACACGACTTCAGATGCACGGTTGAAAGAAAATATTGCAGACATAACGGATGCCGTTACTCGCCTTAAACTTCTAAAACCAAAACGGTATAGTTGGATTAACGAGAACCGTGATACTGCTGACCAAGACGGTTTTCTTGCTCATGAGGCGCAAAGTGTTGTGCCAATGGCAACATCTGGCACACAAGACGAAGTAGATGCAGAAGGCAACCCTGTTTATATGCAGATGGATTATAGCAAACTTGTGCCACTGCTAACAGCAGCGTTGCAGGAAGCACTAACCAAGATTGACCAATTAGAAACACGCATTGTAGCACTGGAGACAAACTAATGGACGAACTAACAGCAGAACAAATCGCACAACACTACACAGCGATGGGTCACAGCGTTGACCTCATCAATGCTATCATTGCTGGCGAGGCTATGGCAGACGATGATGCCGCAGATAAACAGGACTGTGTAAACAGGAATGTTGAGCATCTTGAGATTATGGTTGCTAAGGACTTTTGGACTACAGAGGATATGACTGCGGCTAATGCGGCTATTACTGCTGGTCAAGCATACTCAGCATAACCATGAAACTAGAACAGTCTCAAGAAATCACCCCTGAACTGCGTGTTCAATTAGAATTAAACGCTCACGAAAAAGAATGTGCAGTACGTTATGAGATGGTTCACGGTAAACTTGAGTCATTAGACAAACGTATGTGGCGTTTAGAAGCAATGATAATGGGTTCAACCATAGTAATGGTTGGACTAGCAGCTTCATTACTAATGAAGTTATGATACACGCCTTTTTATTAATGGCGTACTTGGGAACTGGCGATAGTAGAACACTTATCAGTAACGATATGTACTTTTACTCTATTGATAGGTGTAACTACTTCGCCTCCCAACTAGCTAAACGATATGGTAACTATGTCAGTAGTCAGTTTACCGACCCTAAAGACAGAGTTACGGTATACTGTATTCCTAAACGGGTTGATCCCAGGAGTGTAGAAGTGTACTAATGATAGCAGAAACACTAGCAGGAATTGCGCTTGTTAAAAGTGCCGTAGATGGCATTAAAAGCGCGATCAATACCGCAAACGATATTAGTGATATTGCAGGACACATTGATAACCTCTTTGCTGGTGAAAAACAAGTACAACAAACTAGAAACAGGAAGGCATCTTCTGCAGGGCTAGGTGATCAATTCGGAGTTGATAACGTAGCTAGAGAAGTAATAGATGCTCGTATTGCTCAAGAGAAAATGCAGGAAATAGCTACTATGATAGATATGCGGTTTGGTCCTGGTACCTGGAAAGGTATTGTGGATGAACGAGCAAGACGTATTCAAGAAGCTAAAGAGGCTGCAGCAAAAGCGCGTAGAGAAGCGCTACAAAGACAATCTGAAATGTTTGAAGCCATACAACAGGTAGCTCTAATAGGAACAGTTATTATTGCTACAATAGGATTATTTATTTTCTTATTTACGGTGGTACTCTAAATGACAGTAGAAACTTTTCTTAAGTGGAAAATACTTCCACGTCTTATGATGCTTGCATCAACAATAATGTCTTGGCGTTGTGCTGAGTGGTTCATGCTATTAGATAATCCAACTGGTGCTCAATCAGCTTTCGTATCTGTAGTTATGGGAGTTATGACAGGTGTCTTTGGAATTTGGATGGGACACGAACATAAGAGTTAATTATGTTTGAAGCACTAGTATTGGCGTGTCTTATCTCAAACCCTAGCGAATGTTATGAGTTTGTAGATACAAGAGGACCGTATATGACTCGCAGTAGTTGTATTAAAAGAACAGAAGAAATGAGAGACTCAATCTTAACTATGCCTGATTTTAATCCACAGGCATTTAAATGTAGGCTATCAGAAGGAGGCACTGGTATATGATACAAGCTTTAATTGGTCCAGTAACAGGACTACTAGATAAGTTTATTCCTGATGCAGATGAGAAGGCTAGGATTGCTCATGAGCTAGCTACTATGGGTGAGCGACATGCTCAAGAGTTAGCTAAAGGACAACTAGAAATAAACAAAGCAGAAGCGGCTAGCCGTAATATGTTTGTAGCGGGTTGGAGACCTTTTATCGGGTGGACATGTGGCATTGCACTATTCTGGCACTTTGTAGGATTACCTATAACCCTATTCTTTGTTAGTTGGTTTGCTGTAGAAATTCCTACTTTGCCTGAATTTGAAATGGAAACACTTATGACAGTACTTATGGGTATGCTTGGTCTTGGTGGACTTAGAACATTTGAAAAGGTTAAGGGGAAAGCTAAATGATGAAACGACCAGGTCCACTAGCAAAGAAAAAGAAAAGCACTGTTAATAGTGCAGGTAATTATACTAAGCCAGCATTACGTAAGAGTATCTATGAACGAATTCTTGCAGGTAGTAAAGGCGGCAAGCCTGGACAAAACAGTGCTAGGAAAATGCAAATGGTGGCAAGAGAATATAAGGCTAAGGGTGGAGGCTATAAAACATGAGGTCTCCAAAAAGAAAACCTAAAAGAAAAGGACCACTCTCAGAAGAAGCCATTTCAATGATTAAATGGACTGGTCAAGATTGGGGTACTAAAAGCGGTAAGAATTCTATTGTAGGGAAAGATGCTACAGGGGAGAGGTACTTACCTAAAGCTAAACTTGCTAGTCTTACTGATAAAGAATATGCTGCAACAACTAAAAAGAAACGTAAGGGTATTAAACAAGGTAAGCAGTATGTTAAGAATACCAAAGCAGCTACAGTGAGGACAACATGAATATAGAGCAGCTTAGAGAGGAACTTAAAATCGATGAAGGATGTAAGTATGAAATCTACTTGGATCACCTTAACCTCCCTACTTTTGGTATTGGTCATCTTATTCTCGATAGCGATCCTGAGTATGGACAGGCACCTGGCACACCTGTCTCAGCAGATAGAGTTAATGAGTGTTTCGCTAGCGACACCCGAATTGTGCTCGAAGATTGCAAAAAACTATACTCAAACTTTGAGCTTTTGCCCGAAGAAGTCCAATTAATTATTGCTAATATGATGTTTAATATGGGTTATCCTCGGCTAAGTAAGTTTAAAGGAATGAAGACAGCTGTAGACGCTGGTGATTGGCATCGAGCAGCAGTAGAAATGGTTGATAGTAGATGGTATCAGCAAGTAACTAACAGAGCAGAAAGACTTGTCGCCCGTATGCGTAGTGTAAAAAACGCCCTATAAGGGGAAAAACGTTCACTATAAATATAGGATGATATCACATGAGAAACACAGAGTATGTAGGCCCATCAATGCCTATTTCAGAAGAAATTGATCGCATGAAGTACCGACTAGAAGGTGAAACCTTCGATGGGAAAGTAAAACGAATAGCAAAGGCACTCAGCGATGGCATTGAGCATCAATATAAACTAGAAGATATTCTTGGTAACATGAGGTTCCTTCCAGCGGGTCGCGTACAAAATGCAATGGGTAGTCCTCGGATTACTACTGCTTATAATTGTTTTGTTAGTGGTATTATCGATGACTCGATGGATAGCATTATGCTACGAGCTACACAGGCAGCAGAAACTATGCGCCGTGGCGGCGGTATCGGGTATGACTTTAGTCGTATTAGACCTCGTGGTGATCTTATTAAATCGCTTGAGTCACAGTCAAGTGGTCCTGTTTCTTTCATGGGTATCTATGACGCTATCTGTCAAACAATTGCTAGTAGTGGACACCGCAGAGGCGCACAAATGGGTGTTCTTCGGGTAGATCATCCTGACATCTACGACTTTATTCGTGCTAAAAGAAATAGCGATAAGCTAACAGGCTTTAATATTTCTGTAGGTATCACAGATAAGTTTATGGTGTGTCTAGAAGAAGGTAGTTTATTCCCATTAGAGTTTGAAGGTCGAGTCTATAACATGATTGACCCTGTAGAGCTATGGGAGGAGATTATGCAGTCTACTTGGGATTGGGCAGAGCCTGGAGTATTGTTCCTAGACCGTATTAATGAAATGAACAATCTTTATTATTGCGAAAAGATTGAAGCAACTAATCCTTGTGGTGAACAACCACTACCACCGTTTGGTGCTTGTCTACTTGGTTCATTTAATCTTACTAAGTATGTAAATGAAATAAACGGATTTGATTATCCTCAGTTTGAAGCTGATATTCACGAAGTAGTTCGTGCAATGGATAACGTTATTGATCGTACTATTTACCCACTTAAGGAACAAGAAGATGAAGCAAGAAATAAACGACGGATGGGATTGGGAGTTACTGGTCTCGCAAACGCAGGAGAAATGCTTGGATTCGAATACGGTTCAGCTGATTTCCTTACTTGGATGGCTACCGTCTTCGAGACGCTTCGAGACGAAACCTATAGAACCTCAGCTGAACTTGCAGGAGAAAAGGGAACGTTTCCGCTGTATAACGCAGAAAAACACCTAGCAGGTAAATTTATTCAAACACTGAGTGAAGACGTTATTAACCTTATTGAAAAGAACGGTATTCGCAATAGCCACCTTACTTCAATTGCACCTACAGGAACTATTAGTCTCTGTGCAGATAACGTAAGTGGTGGTATTGAGCCAGTGTTTAGTCATTATTATGACAGAACTATTCAAACTTTTAATGGTCCAATTGTTGAGCGTGTAGAAGATTATGCCTACTCTAAAGGAGTTGAGGGTAAGTCTGCTAATGATATTAGTGTACAAGATCACCTCGAAGTTTTACTCATGGCACAAAAATACATTGACTCAGCGTGTTCTAAAACGTGTAACGTGGGAGACGATGTATCGTATGATGAGTTCAAACAGGTCTATGTTGATGCCTGGAAAGGCGGGGCGAAGGGATGCACAACGTTCAGACTTAGTGGTAAAAGGTTCGGGATCTTTAATCAAGAAACCGTGGAAGAAGAAAAGACGATACATGGCGAAACTAAGGAAATGGCTACAGAAGAAGGAAAGGTTGAAGCTTGCTTTATCGACCCGCTTACTGGCCAAAAAGAGTGTTCTTAAAGGAGAAATAAATGGCAGGTCAAGTCGTACCAATTAATGATATAGCATCTGCAGGTGTAGTAAAAGATTTACCTGCCGCTTCTCTTGCACAAAACATTTTTACTGATTGTCTTAATGTTAGATTTAGAGATGGTGCAGTTAGAAAAATGGAAGGAGAGGAGGCAATAACAACGCCTTTCTCCGATCCTATTATATACGTAGCGTTTTGGGATAACCCAAACCTTAATCCTGGAACTGGTTATTATATTGTAGTAACTAACAATGGATCTACAGATACAATACACGCATTAAAGAATGACGGTGTGCAAACTACTGAGGTATTAAAGTCAGGGATTGCCCAAGGCGGTGTTTGGCAACATACTTTATTTAATGGTGGTTTTACTTTTATTATTAATAATGGAGTTGAAAGACCACTGTATGTTCAGGATATTCCTGGAAATACTAACATTGCTAACTTAGATATGTATGAACTTCCAGGCTGGGATTCTTACTATGCTAATGAAGAAATATCTTCTGCTGTATGGGATTCTGCTAATCAAACACTAGACTTTAACTTAGGGCAGCTAGTAGACTTTAGTAAACAAGAAGCAACAATTACTATTATTAATAGTGCTACTAATACAATTAGAAATTATGCTAAGTTTAGTGCATTAGGAAGTAATTCAGTTGATGCAGATGGTAATAATCAAACTACGTTTACTTGTTCTAATCAGGCTTCAACTAATACAACAATTATAACACCTAGTATTGCTATGATACAAAACGGTGATACTGTTATTTGTAAAGTGAGATCGGCTAATATTGTAAGAGTACGTTGTGGTGTTATTAGATCTTATAAAAATTTGTTAGTTGCTGGTAACTTAACGGAATATGATAGTACAAATACAGTAATTATAAGACGGCTTGCTGGTGTAGTAAGGACATCTGATGTTGCTGCCCCAGGAGCAGTACCAGCTAACTGGAATCCTTTTGCAGCTGGCACTAACACAGCAGATGAGTTTACTCTATCTTCAACTGGGACTGTTCAAGACATGGCAGAGCTACAGGGTAGAATGTATATTTATACAAATAATTCTATTCATTCATTAGAGCAGACAGGTAGTACTGCTGTACCGTTTTCTTTTTCTACAGTAACAGATAGTTATGGCGCTCAAACAATTGAAGCAATTCAAGAGTACGATGGTCAACACTTTGTTGTTGGTAGTAATGATATTTATGTGTTTGGAGGGCATCCAGGGTCTATTAAATCAGTAGCTGATGGCAGGGTTCGGCGTTATCTTATCGATAACCTAAATAAAGCACAAGAACAAAAACTTTTTATTCTACGTTATCAGTCTAAAGATGAGCTATGGATTTGCTACCCTAAAGGTAGCAGCACAACAATTAATGAATGTCTTATTTGGAATTATAGGTTAAATAATTGGACTATTCGGAGAATGAATAGCACTATTACTTCAGGTGATATTGCACCTTATGATAATAACCCTAATGAAAGAGTTCCTTTGTTTGCCTACGGAACAGAGTTAATGTACGGTGATAAAACTTATTCTTTAGTAGACTCTACTGCCTATGAATCATTTGTAGAACGTAGAAGGCTTGCTATGAGTCCTGAGTTTGATACTGAAACATTGTCTACTATTGCAATGAAGGTAGAAGGCGCTAATGCTACACTAACAATGTACGTTAAAGGTAGTAATTACCCCGGAGATAATGTTAATCCAACAACAGGTGTCACTAATAACTTTGTAGTTGCAAGTGATTATAAAATAGATATTAAGGAATCAGGGCGATTTCTAAACTATAAGTTAACCGAAACAGCTACTAATGAATGGAATGTTTCTGGATTGCAATATGAAATCCTTAAAGGGGGAACTAGATAATGGCAATTATTCGTCCACCTATATCTGGTGATAGTCCTCAAGATTCGTGGATGAATCAAGTTACTGAGGCAATTAACAAGGGGTTGCTTGGACCAAGTATAAACCCAGCAGCGTCTGCTGTTGTATCTGTTGATGCTGTTAGTGCAGCTACACTATTTCTTTATACAAGAACAACAGGGGCTACCCCAACTGCAATGGATGTAGATGTTACTTTTAATTATGCAACAAATGTATTTACACCTGCTGCTCCTTTTGGAACTTCTAATTGGGAAAGATCACCTCCTGGCGTTATCAATGGTGACTACCTCTGGGTAACAACAACTAATATTTCTTCGAATACAGGATCAGAAATAATTGCAAGTTCAAGTTGGTCAACACCTTCAATTCTTTCTGTTAATGGACAAAGTTTTTTTGTTTGTGAAGCGTATATTAGGAAAGCAAGTCAGCCTAGTACGCCAACAGGCGGTTCTTATAACTTTACTACAACTACTTTAACACCACCAACAGGCAATCCACCTTCAGATACTTGGTATAATTTTCTACCTAGTGGTTCAGACCCAGTTTATATCTCAACAGCAACTGCAAGTATTGCAGGATCACAAGGAGTTGATAGCACATTAACTTGGTCTAGCCCTATAAAAATGGTTGAAGATGGAGCGACTGGTAGTAATGGTATTGATGGTGCAGAACTTGAAAGTGGATTAATCTATTATACAATTCCACAAGCTTCCTCGCCAGCAACCCCTTCTGCTACTGATTTTAATTTTACCACAGGAACATTTGTAGGCTTAACTAGCAATTGGCAAACTACGCCAGTTACAGTTAATGTTACTTCTACTACTTCTTTATTTTGGAGTTCTAGATATCGAATAACTAAGGTTGCAGGAGCAGCTACTGCAACTGTAATTTTTTCCCCACCGATTGCATCTGTAAACTTTGGAACTAATATCCAATCAGATAATTATATTGCAGGAAATAGTGGCTGGCAAATTGCTCGTTCAAGTGGTAGTGCAGAATTTAACAACGTAAATGTTAGAGGTGGCGTTATTGCAGATAGTATGGTAGCTGCTGCAATTTCAGCTAATAGTATTAGTGCTGAACAGTTACAAATATCAAAAGATGGCTCAGCTATTTATACTACATTACCAACTAGTTCAACAGCTGGTACTCCTACATCTAATGCAACAGGAATGTATTTTAATTCTATTCACAATAGAATTGAAGTTTGGGATAGTGGAACTCTTAGAGTAGCCGTAGGCGGTTTAAACTTTTTACCATAGGATATAAATATGTCATTTGATTTTTTAGTAGAAACAAGCGAAGGCTTTGTTAGTGTCGCAAATTTAAAAACAGCAAGAGTAATTGGAGAAGTAAATTATACCGGCTATTCGGGTTCGGGAGTTGCTCCTACTAATTATTTAAACTCTAAAGGTATAGCACTTGGAACTCCAAGAATAATTACAGATACTAGGGGAGCTCCATATTTAAATTTTTCAAATGATACAAATTTTTCTTGGAGCGTTCCAAATAATAGTAATGACTTTACTAATGATTTTATTGTTAAGTTTATTAGAGTAGATTGATGTCTTTTGGTACAATTATAAAAAATAGTAGTGGAAATACTGTTATTGATAGCGAATATCCTTCACTTGAATTTTTACCAACAACTACTATTCAAACTGCAACAATGATACAGCACCCATTTAGTTGGTGGTACTTTGATATATTAGGATTAGCATCAAATGAAGAAGTGTTTATAGATATAAGTGATTATACAACAAATGCACATATAACAATGTGGCGTCGGGGTGGTAGAGTTACAATTTGGTCTCCAATTCAAATTACACCACTTAGATATATTAAATATGTTACAGGCTCTCCAACAATTACTGGATCTAATCCTTTTGGTTTTGCTGTAAAAAATGCTAATGATGATTTTACCTTTACAAGTACTTCTAAATTAATTTCAGTAAAAGATACTTTGCCTGTGTATACTCAAGTTGGTTCTTATTCAACTCTAGTAGAAACTGGGCCTTATAGTATTCCTTCAACAGCAAATTTCTTTTCATTCCAAGGAAGTTTTCCAGTACCTGTTTATGCCGGTCCAGGCAACCAGTTTTGGATAACTACAGGAATTTTAAGAGATACTAGCACTTCTTTTAAAATAAAAAGCGCGGTAATAGGCTATAATGATATTAATTTTACAACAAGCCCTCTTTATTATCGCCCATTATTACGTGGTTTTATAGCAGGAATTCAATAATGATAAAAAAACTAGAGGACAATGATGTATTCGAAGCTATTACGCTAATGAATAAATCAACAGAAGACAATGAGTACTTTGGCTATAAGCGGAATGAAGCTGTATGGATAAAGTATTTTGTTGGACTGGTAGAAAAACAAAAAGAAACCCCTCATGCGCTTGTAATAGGCGACTATGTAGACGGGCAGCTAAGGGGTTTTCTTTCTGCTGAATCTTTTACTAACTACTATACTAACGAATATATAATGGATGTTAAGGATTGTATTGTTGATCATGACTACAATAACGCCTTTACAGTCTATCGTTTATTCGATGCCATGATTGCACATACTAAAGAGTATGGTGGTAAACATTGGCGAGCCGACTCTATTCGTAGCGAGCAAGAAGCTATGAATTATGGTCGTTTCTTGCAACGCCGTTATAATTCGGCAATTCATGTCTCAGTCAGAGGCGTAATACAGGAGAATTAAATGTTCGAAGATTCGAATCCAAATCTAGGAATCTTTGATATGCGAGTAGAAGTACCGGAGGACGCTCCAAAGTCTCTACATAAGCATTTCAATAATCATATTTGTAATAAAGGTGGTGCTAAAACTACAACAACAACTAGCGGTATTGACCCAGAATTTAAGCCATATCTTAAATCTGTATTAGCTGATGTTACTGCGAAATACGATGCTGATGTAGCTGGCGGCGCTGATGCTGTTGTTGCAAAGATGACCCCTGAGCAGCTACAAGCATTGGAAGCACAAAAGAAAGCAGCTGAGGATGCTATGGCTGGCACAGGCGCGTATGACACTAGCGCAGCTCGTAGACGTGACTTAGAAAATCTTATGGGTAGCGCCGCAGGTCAAGCTGCTTCTGCCGGTGGACTTGGTTCTGCTCGTGGTGAAAAAGCGATGATGGGAGCTGTTGCTGATCGCTCATTAGAGTTACAAAAAGATCGTCAAGCAACAATGGAGCGTGGCATTACTGGTCTTGGTGAAGTAGGAACTACCAAACAACAGTATGAGCAACAACGGCTTGATGCACCTCACACGGTAGCTTCGCGTTACTTTGGATACCTTGGTAATGCACCACAACAACAAACATCTACTCAAAGCGGAGGTGGTAAGTAATGGCTGTTCAACTAGCTAAACTACGAAGAGAAGAGGATCCTAGGCAAGGACCACTCTATAGACCAACTCCTCAACCGATGGCTCCTCAAGAAAAATCAGCTGCACAACAGATGACTGATATGGCAGCTAATAGAGCTATGACTGCTACAGTTGATAAAGGTGCTACTTTTATGAATGAAAACGTTATAGCTCCAGCAGGAGAAGCATTAACAGGAATGTTTAGTAGTGCTGCTCCAACAGCAGAAGCAGCTATTACAGCTGATGCATCACTACTTGCAGGGGGTATTCCTGCTGAATTAACTACAGGTGCATTAAGTGGCAGTGCAGCTACAGGGGCAGGCACAGGTTTAATGGCAACGCTAGGCACAGCAGTACCTTACATTGGTGCTGCAATGCTTGCTGGTAAAGCCTTTGGTTTGTTTAATAAGGGTGGTCATGTTGGACCACTGTATGCTAGCGGCGGCAGCGGAGGCAGGATTGTAAGACCCTATCGATTAAGTGATAAAGGAAAAACACTTAAAAGTCGGGATATGAGCGATTATTATTTAGATAATCCAAAACCATTAGAGATTGATAATATGAGATTTGGAGAATCTTTTGATTACGATGACCCTGACTCAGACTATTATTCACAAGGCGGCGCAGTATACGCTAATATGGGTGGTTTAATGCCTATGCTTATGGATAAAGCAAAAGAAGAGGGTATCCCAATGGGACTAGCTTCAATGCTCAGTAGTGGAAGTAAAGGACCGATATCTCAAGTACAATATAAGTCAGCTGGCGGTGAAGCCTACACAGTAAAGTATGGTGGACCTTTGTCTGCTAAATAGGAGAATAGAATGAAACTAAAAAGTTTTTCACAGAAAGACCGTTATGGAAACATGACATCTTTCGAATTCTTCGAACCAGACCTTACTGTACCTATGATGATGATTATCCCTAAAGTAGACGGTTATAACGGTGCAGACTCTAGCACACACCCTGGAGAGCCTAAGGGCACTGATACAGTCCCTGCGTGGTTAACCCCTGGAGAGAATGTTGTTAATGCTGAAGCATCTCGTCTTCCTGGTAATCAAGAAAAAATTGATGAAATGAATGAGCAAGGTCGCATGATACAAAAAGCACAAGGTGGACCTATTCCTACTTATGCTGCTGGTGGAATGGAAGTACCTCGTTATGATGGGATGCTAAATAGTCTTGGTCAACGGCTTGGTGATAGAGACGGTGGGCCTATGTATGCTGCTGTAGGTAGTAAGGTTCCTTCTTGGTTAACCGATGAAGTACTTGACAGCCTTAAAATGGTTGAATCTTCAGGTGATCCTATGGCTACTTCTGAGGTAGGAGCGCAAGGTCTTTATCAGATTATGCCAGCAACAGCTCAACAACCTGGAATGAATGTTCCTCCGCTTGCAGTAGAAGATATCCGTGATCCTGTTAAGTCTAGAGAATTTGCTAGGAATTATTTAACAGGTATTGCTAGCGCTAATCCTGACTTTACTCCTGAAGAAGTACTTACTGCTTATCACTCTGGTGCAGGTAATGTTCGCAAAGCTAAGGCTGGAACAGAAGCGCTTGGACCACGTGGACAAGCTTATGCTGGTAAAATAATGGATAATATGTCTGGTCCAGATAAGTTTGGTGTTACTCGTAGACAGGTTAGTACAGTACCAGGAACAGTAATAGGCACCCTTGGAGATCAAAAGGTTTACTCAGATGACTTGGGTGAATTCGTTATGACACCAGAAGGTGAAGTTTATCTTGATGATAATCAAGCTAAGATGGTATCAAGAGAAGTCCCTGAAATCGCAGCTGTCCCGCCAACGCCATTAGGTGAGAGGCTTGCAACTGAAGCAACAACTGCAAAACCTACGGACCTCTCTAGTATTGCAGATCAAGCAAAGCGTTTTGCAATGTATCCCTTAGAATTTGCAGGTTTACCAGTAGATGCAGATGCCCCTGGTGTTCCTGTTCCTAATATTTTTGATGTACTTCCTGAAGATCCTGGAATGACTAATGTTAATGCAGCTATTGTTAAAAATGATACTGAAAATGAAGCAAGGTTAGCTAATCTTATTAATCAAAAGAAAGCTAATAACGAAACAGTTACTCCTGAACTTGTTCAAATGCATAAAGATGCCGTTAAGAAATTAGCAGACTCTAAAGCTACTCAAGCAAAAGAGTTAAGTGATCGAGCTGCAACTAAAGTAGCCGACGAAAAAGCTGTTGCTGAAGCACAAAGCTATGTGCCTGAAGAAAATAAAGCGCCTCCAAAGCCAGCAGATTCGAAGGCTACAGCGTTAAACACTCTTGCTGATGATCTACTTAAAAATATTCCTGATAATAAAAAAGTTCCTGCAGCCAAGGCTAAAGAAATTGAAGAAAAAGGTGAGAAGGTAGAACCTAGCTTTATGCAATCTATTATAACTGGATTTAAAGATATATTTAGTGACATGTTTACTCCAGAAGAAATTTCGCGTATGGCAATTATGTATGCGGGATCAAGAGCTTTAGGTTATGATCATAATGCATCATTAGGTTATTCAGCTAAACAGTTTGTTAAGCGATATGACAGCGCTATTGAACAGCGCCAAAAAGATGTTCGTGATAAAGACTTTATGGAGCTGTATACCAAAGAATCACTTGATAAATATCTTAAAACTGGTAATCGTGATGATCTTATTGAAAGGAAAACAGGAACAACGGTTCAAGGCTTTGGTGATTTAATCGAGCATGATACACTTGGTACTCTCCAAACAGTTAAAGTAGGAAAAGATAAGTATGCCATTGAATACAATGGTCAGTATTATTCTTTCGATTCTCCTTTAATGAAAGGTCAAATTCAAAAGCATAATCCTAAGTATGATAATGCTCAAGAAGTTGAAGACTACTTTGCCAAGCGAGCTAAAGATAAAATTAGTAATATCAATGCTGCTGTAGACCAAAATGGAAAACGAATTGATACTGAAGGTGCAATCGAGGCTACTGAGCTATCTAATCGTTATCTAAGCGATGTAAAAACATTTGCTAAGGGTAGACCAGAGGCTAAAGCAAAACTTCGTGCAGAAGCACTTCGTGCGCAAGATGATTACTGGAATGCAGTTAAAAAGGCAAATGCAACTGGCGGTAAACAACCAAATAGTGTTCTTTCTTTTTATAATAAGAGAGCAATGGTTGTTAATACTGAAGGTGCCGTTAGTGCTAATGATCTTAAGGGTGCAGACATTGCTAAAGTATTAGAGTTGAATGATCAAGTACTAGATTTTGCTGGCAAGAAAACTAGAAACCCTGATGATGCAGCAAAGGTCTATAAAGGCTTTTGGAAAAGAGCATCTAAACAGTGGGATGCTCATAGTAAAGGAACTAAGTTTATTGGCATGAAACCTTCTGATGATTCAGAACATAACGACTACACTTATTGGGTTTCACAATTACTTGCGGATGGACTACAAGGTCGTCAAAAAGGTGATCATCATGCAGAGGCAATGGCCCTTCTTAACAAAAAATAAAGGAGCTAATAATGGCAGATAATTCTTTTATTGACAGCGATGGTAACTCTAAACTGTTAATTGATCCGGATACCCTTACCGATCGGTCAGGAAAACGGTACAGGTATTCAGGCTTTGATGGTCGGGAAACCGAAAAGGTTGTTGAAGAAGATGGTAAATTTGTCTATAAGCCTGGCGAGAAGGGTGGTAACAAACAAAAAGAAGCAATTGCTACTGTAATTAATGAAGGTAATTTTACTAACATTGATTACAGTGGTAATTACGATACTAGTGAAGGCGAAAGAGAACTTATTACAAGTACAAATCCAGAAGGTCAAGACCTCATGGAAACTCTTTACGCCGCTGGTATTGCAGAAATAAATGAATTCACCCCTGAACGTGGTATTATCGCTAAACAAGAAGCTGATTTAATTGCAGCAATATACGGTGATGATAAAATTCCATTTAGAGAAATTGGAAATGAATATAACGATTATGTAGATCGGCTTGGTAAAGAGTTTAAAACACTTGCCTTAAACGAAAGGTATTATGATCCTGATCTGCATACAGGAGTACAATTCCGTAATCCAGATAGAACAATTGATAACAAAGCAATTGGTTTTATAGGTTCTATGGGGGTAAGCTTTGATCAAGGTATTGAAGGGCTTAAAGAAGGGTTGTTTGGTTATGCAGATGCAATCGGTGAAACCTTTGGTATTGAATCACTAGAACGCTTCGGTGAGGCAGGAGTTTCACGTGCCAAGCAGCGGATGATGGATGCGCCTGAAGTTGTATTAGATTATAAAGATATTGACAGTGTGTCTACTGGATTTCAATATGTACTTAACAACACAGCAATGATGGTTCCCCAGATCATGTTAGCCTTTGGGTCAATGGCAGTTGCCGCGCCTTTTACACCCGTTATTGGGGCAGGCGGTGCATTAGCTGCATCTACAACACCGTTAGCTATGACTATGGCTGGACAAACTTGGAATGAGATGGAAGGCGAAAAGGGTGTTACACAGTTTATAGCTGCTTCAATGGCAGGTGTAGGTATGTCGGCACTTGAACGCTTTGGTTTGGAACGATTAGTAAAGCCAGGACAAGTCCTCAGTAAACAAGGCTTTGAAAAAGTAGCTCGTAGTATCTCTCAAAAACAAGGTATTGGAATTGACCAAGCTAGAAATAAACTACTTAATGTAACCCGCCAAGAAGTGGGTAAATATACTAAAGAACTTGCTCTTCGACTTAATCCTAAAGACATTGCTAAATTTAGTGTAGGTGAAATTGCGCGGCGTGGCTTGACAGGAATGGGAACTGAAGCAAGTACCGAAGTAGCACAAGATATTATTCAAACAGCAGTTGCTGCTAGTGTATCTGAAACCACTTACACTCAAGAAGAACTCTTAGATCGAGCAATCAACGCAGCATTAGCAGGGGGTTCTGTTGGTGGTGCGCTATCAATGGCAAACAATATCCATCAACAAGGTAAGAATAAGCTTATGGCGTTAGATCGTGGGCTTTATAGTGCCGATCGAAACAATGTTATTGAAAATAAAAGAATTGAAGATGCAAATAACGGAGTTATAATTCCAGATGTTGAAAACATTATTGAGGAAGCAGAAGGTTTACGGGATAACGGGACTGAAGCTCGTCGTCAAGCACACGATTCTTATATTGTAGATCAACAAGGATTAATGAATACCCTTCGAAACATTAAAGATCCTAAAGATTTTGTAGATGCAGCTATACAGGGTGCAGCTAAACTAGTTTTAGCCTCTGAAAAAGCAGCTATCAATATGGAAAAGCTTGTGCTGAGTCCAATGGCTATGAAAATCTTTGCGTTAATTGGTGCAGATACTACAGGTAGATATCACTCAGGTGCAAACTTTAAAGAGGCGCATGACTTAACAATGGGAGAAATGACTGCGTTAGTTGATGAGCCTGGAATTGGTAAGTTATTAGGGTTCGGTAAGCTTAAAACTAAAAATGTAGAAGCCATTAGCCGTAAGCTAAGAGAGTTTGGTAGATCTGGACAATTTGATTTGTATGAAGCATATACGTTAAGCCGTTTAGGTGCTTACCCGCTTGTTAATATCTATTATGATGTTCGCTCTACGCCACAACAACGCGCCGCTGCAAAACAAGCGTTGGCAGGATTAGGTTTAACTGAGCCTGCTCAAATCAAACGTTATAGAGATGTTGCAAAAGCAAATATTAATAACGCAGGATTGATCGAGCTTAACTTAACTGTTGATCAAGAAGTTGAAATGAAAAAGCTTTATATTGCAGCTAAACAAGTTAAAAACTCTTATGATAAAGCACATGAAAAAATTAGTGGATCTTATACAAGAGAGACTGGTGATACGATAGGTTATAATCCTGATTATTGGTGGCAACATCAAGGTTTTGATTGGAAAAAAGTTAAAGCAAATAAAGAAGGCTTTATGAAATGGCTTAAAACTAACCTTGGTTCTCAATTAACTGAAGACGATAGACAAGAGCTATACGAAAGTATTGTTCGTCAAGGACAGGGTACAGTTAATACTAACGCATCACTAATTAATGGCGTTACTTATTTACCTAATTCAGTGAAACGTGCCTTTTTTAAGATAACTGAAAAACCAAATTTTAGTGACTGGTCTAGCGATAATATGTTTGAAACATTACATCGTAACAGAATGGATGCTGCTAAGTATTCTTCAGTAACAGACTACTTTGGTCATGGCGGTCGCAAGTTAAACAAGATGTTTCAGCAATTAGTGGAAGAACAATCACTACCTGGCTCTGATTTAAGTAAAGCAGAAATAGATAAATTTGCCTACTATATGACTTCAATTATCGATAGTACTCATGGTAACTTTAATCGTATTGAAAGCAAAAAAGCAGCAGCAATTAATTCTTTCTTAACAAGTTGGTCATTGCTTGCTGGCCTCCCACTAGCAGCTTTATCTTCTATACCAGAAACTGCGTTGTTATTTTTTAACTTAAAGACTGATGCTGAGTTTAAAGCTGCAACTAAACAACTAACTAATCAGGTAATGCAAGCGTTCGATAAAGCCTTAGCTGCTGAAGTTGCTAAAACCGAAAAGCTGCTTAAGGAAGTAGGCCAGAGTGCTGACACCAGCTCAGTGGTAGATCGTTTAGCAACAGGTGAGCGTGATGTCGCATTTATGCGATTACATGAGTCATTCTTTAAAGGTATTGGTCTTACGAAGGTAACTCAAATACAACGAAGAATGGCAGCAGGATTAGCAGTTGATTTTGTTAAGTCTGGATTTGATATATTAGACTTAGCTCCACGGAAGAAAATAAGAGTACCAATTACTATTGCCGGTAAAGCATCTGGCTTCCGTATTGAAACAGGTGGATTCGACTTTGATAAAATGTCAGAGATTGAAATAAGAACTTATAATCAACTTCTCGATTTAGGTATCAATCCAGATGAAATGATGGAATTGTTATCTGACTTAGATCAAGTTTACCGTGATGAAGTCTTTAATGTTTTAGATAAGACAGACTCATCAGTAGATAAAACAGATGCATTGTATATTAAGTCGCCTAGCAAAAGAGTTAAGGCTTTAAGAAAAGCTATCCGTAATATGCAATCAAATAATGCAGTACCGCGTGACGCAAGTGTTGTTGAAGCTGCAGCTAAGCTAGAAGACAAGTTAAATGATATTATGGATCTAGCAGTATACCGTTTTGTTAAAGAACGAGTTCAATTACCGGGGGCTGCTAACAGACCCTTGTTTTTTCAGGATCCGCACTATCAACTCTTCACTCAATTCAATGGATTTATTAGTACTTTTACCGCAAACATTGTGCCTAAGCTTTGGAATAAACAACTAAGAAAAGGTACTCCTCAAGTAAAGTACGATACCTTTGCAATGATTGTTACAATGATAGCGTTAGGCGCTGCCTCGCAACACTTAAAAGATATTATTAAGTTTGGTCAAGCTAGCCCTTATTTAGATGAAATGGGCTATGCTCAAAGAGCATTGTATTCTTCAGGTGTACTAGGTCAATACGAAAAAGTATTAGACGCAGCTAAACCGCTATATCCTACTCGTGGCGATAATAGCTTTAGTATATTGTTTGGCGAGAGTGGGCCTTCTGCTAGAAATATTCAAAGAGTATTTGAAGCAACAGGTGATTTGCTTAGTGGTGAAGGTGAACGTGGAGTAGCTAAACTAGCTGGTGCTGCTCCTTATATTGCACCATTTACAGGACTAAGACATTCAATTGGTAAAGGTGTAACAGGGCAAAACCCATTTCCTGATATTGATATACCAACGGCTAATGAAGTAAGAGATATTCTTTTAAAATAAACCTACGGGCGGTACTCCAAAGGTACCGTCCATACTAGGAGATTAGTATGAAACTAACATTTAAAAAAACTCCTGCTGAGATTGCAAGAGAAGCACAAGAAGATGAATTTAGAAAAATAGTGCAAGACGAACAGGCATTAGATTTACTCTCAAAGAAAGATCAAGCAGCCCGTCCGGATTATATTGCTCAACCTTTAGGTGAGGAGCCACGTATTCAAGCGTTACCTCCAGGCAGTACCGAAACTTCTGAAACAGCAGAAGCAAGAGTAAAAGCTGAAGAGTCATTTGATCCGCTAACACAATCATTAATTGAAGCGGGTGCATTTGATCCGAGTATTGTTGCTACTACTGCAGATGCACTAGATGAAACTCCAGGGGAAGAAGCGCCAGAAGGCTTTGATCTTCAACCAATGGCGACTACTCCTTTCTCAAACGATCCTGCCTTTATTAATAAGCAAATAGAATCAGAAATAAAAAGTCAAACTGAAAGAGCAACTCGTGCTACAACAGAAACATATGCTGCACAGAGTGCAGATGAAATGCGTTCAACAATACCTCAAGCACAACAAGGTCGTGATGTTTATGGTAATATAATTGCTAGAGGTTCGTTTATTAATGATACTTTAAGTAAACGAATTTCGCCAATGCTTATGGCAGACGATCCTGTGTCTCGCAAGGTTCAAGGGTTTTTAGCTTCAACACAATTATTTGATCAAACTTCTGGTCGTATGACTGACCGTGTAGGAAATGCATTAGCAATTACTTTCTTAGAAACTGCAGCAGATGTATTTAACAAGACTGATGAGTCACTAGATGTTTCTTCTATGAGAGACGAACAAGCTGCAGGCGATGGTATTTTTGACCCTGAACTTATTCGCGAACGCATGGCTTCTTCTTTAGCAGATAAACTTCTCCCTAATCCAAATGAAATGGGTGATCCAAATATTAGAATGGGATATGGCGGTGCTGGTGCAGCATTAGATCCAGATGTTAAGGCAGCACTAGATGTCTTAATCTATGATATGTTTACAACACCAGAACAAAATCTATTTCAAGCAATTGATTTGAATGCTAATGATCCTAATACAGATTTAAAAGATGAACGACTAGTTCTAACTGAAGAAGGGGAAGCTTTCTTTAGAGCAAACAGAGGCATCTTAGAAGATATCCAGCCGGATCGCCGAGTTAACGTTGCTTACTTGCCACCTGCAGTAAATCAATTTCCAGGGCGTGAACGAGAGCTAGGCGAAAAAGCTAAGCCTCTTTCTAAACGAAATAAAACATCTAAAAATACTGCTTTTGAAGATGCGGTAAAGTTAAGGCTTTCTACTATACCTATGCGAGTTGATGACGATCGTTTTGCTTATGCTAAAATGATTGTCGCTTCAGTAATTCAATTAGAACCTGCTGGTCCGGGGGAAGCAGATCGTATTACGTTAATAAATGCAGCTCCAGGCGGCCTGTTTTTTAGCAATAATAAGTGGGCAAAAACATTAGGTCTACATGAAGCTAAATGGTTAGAAGCATATTCTAATGCTAAGAAAAGATTTGGTGAAGGAAGAGAAGTAGACGCTCAAGATCAAGCTAATAAAGTAATGCGTATGCAAGCCCGAAAGATAATACGCACAATGAATGACGCAACTGCTAACCAAGGTAAAGTATATTACAATAAATATATGCACGCTAGCTCTGTAGGTCGTTACTTTGTTCGTAATACAGTGCTTAACTACCAAACAGACAAGTTAGTAAGAAATATTGTTGGCAGTGCTAAAAAAGTTTTAGTTAATATAAAGTCCGGTGATAAAATTACTAAACAGATTATGGAAAATTGGACTTATATAATTGGTAAAAATTTATTAGACCCAGATTTAGATAATAACTACAACCCAACTAATGGTCTTCGTACAGAAGACATGGGTTGGAATAATATAATTGATATTACTAAATCAATTATGTCAAATCCAAATGATCCGGTATATCAAACATGGTTACGTCAAGGGCAGGCATTGCGAGCTGCAGTTAAGTCTGGGGATATGAATACATTTAATCAAGCTACAAATGCAGGTAGACTACATCAATCCTCCCTTAAGAAGAATGATGATTGGGGTTATAAGCTACAAGCGTTTATTGACTTTGCTAATTGGCATGATGCAAAAACTAAAGGACTAAATTCATTAGAACTTAAAGCACAAGTTCAACATGATGGAAAGCAAAACGGTATTGCAATTCAAGCGTTGCAAAATGGTGATACTGATGATATGAAAAGAGTTGGTGTTATTTTTGGCGACGAAGGAAATATTTTATCACAAGGAGATATTCGTGATAAATTCTTAGATACCGCTATGAAGCAAATAGGTATTCCTTTTGCACATAACCCCGATAAGCAAAACTTTTGGTCAGAAGTATTAACTGAAATTTATGAGTTACCAGCAGACCAACGCAGCGATATGGTTAAAGCATTATCTAAAGTTCCATTGATGGAAACATCATACGGTATGCCAGCTAGATTCCATATGGAAACCGCACAGGAGTTTATTGATGACGCAGGTAAAGACATTATTGCTAAAGTAATTGCACGACATGAAAACCTTTCTGACTACTCTAGAATGGATCGCATTAGCGATCTTAATAACGTAATTGGACAAGGCCTTACTATTCTTAACCTACAACAACAACAGTTGTATAAAAACGCAGGTAAACTATGGGCAATGCTAGGTGTGGTTCCTGAGTTAGTGGGTCCGTTAGGTACAACTATTTATATGGGAACTAATGAACACTTTAGAACAGGAAGAACTATTCCTATTCAAACAGAAGAAGGTATTGTTAACTTAGAGATGACAGAAGCTAGAGCTACTGGTAGCGCGGGTAAACGTACTAGGATGCGAGTGTTTGATCCTGAAACAGGCAAGTATCGTTTAGCCGATAGATCTAGATTCGGACAACTTGTGGCTAATCAATTACCTGTTCTTACAGTCCAACAAATAGATGCTGCAGTAATGGCTAATACTATTATGAAAGTAAATGACATGGCAAGAGTACGTAAGGAAGGCGCAGCATTTGTTATGCCGGTACATGACGCAATTATTACCGATGCAACTAGTGTTAAGGCTTACCATCGAGAAATAAATAATCAATTCAAACAAGTGAATATGAATTACTCTATTTCTAAAGCAATAACCGATGGGCTTAAAGCGGCAATGGCAAGTATGCGAGCTAAAGCTGCACGTAATCCTGGAATGAAAATTGCGGTAAACTATGAGAGTGAGTATCGAGCATTGCACGATCATTTAGTAATGCTAAGCCAAGGGTTAGACCAGCTTACCGCTGAGTTCGAAACAACAGAAGGGCGTAAGGCTGTACCTAAAGTAAACTTAAGAGGTCCAGCACAAAAGCTATTAGATAGAGCTATTAAAGCTGGATGGCGTCCTGAAGGGGGTGAAATTTCTATGCAAGCTTACGAAGGTCTTATCAGCGATATTGCAGCTCAGAAGCTAATTATTTCAGATTTAGAACAACGGCATAAAGCAAATGAGTCTTTAAAAAGTAAAATCTGGAAGCTCATTTCAAAAGTAATTTACCAATATAACTAAGAGGACAGTTAAATGAAAGTGAATACTAAAAAGAACTATAATAAACTAGCGCTACAAGGATTAGATTTTGATGACATGGAGTTTGTTAAGCAATACAATCTTGACCCATCACTAGCTTACACCCCTAAACTTAACTTTGCAGTACTAGACGTAGTATATAATAAAAACGTTGATAACTTTATTAACGAAGGTATGGATCGTAAACAAGCTCAAGTTGAAGCTGGTCGCCTCCGTAAACAAGCTAAAGACGGAATTAAAAAACTACTAACATAAAATAAAAATACCCCACAGGGAATCCGTAATGGAAACCTTGTGGGGTTTTTTATTTAACAAAAGAAGTAAGTAGAATCAGCAACATCCTTAATAGATAGCTTACCGATAGTAGGTACTACTCCTTCGAAGCCCTTACCAAAGGGTATTGTATCATAGAAGTTTTCTTTGTCGTAGATACTAACAAACTTTTGTCTTGTCTTAACCATAAGATCTTCTACGTTACCAGCGTGAGCGCTATAAGAGTCATGCACAGCAGCGAAGTCTCCTTCCCAGTCTGCTATAACAAGAGCCATATGACTAGCATCCATACTATGTACAAAGTTAGGGCTAATACCGCACATAAAGCCTCTACGATCAGGGATGTCTGTATGCTCCCTAATAACGTGCTTGAAGCGGATCTCTCCATCAGGAGTATTGAAGCCGTAACAGTCTACCTTAACAGGTCTAGTACGATAACATTCGTATATCACAGGAAAGCCTGAAGGTGTAGTCCACTCGATACCTTTACCTCTATCAGTACCATACTGCTTATACCAGTTAGTAATCTCCTGATCAGCTAACCGCTGCAGATACTTCATAGTATCTAAAGGACCGGGGCAAACTTCCTGGATAGCCCTAATAACCTGATTACTTAGCTCATCGCAATCCCAGGTAGAAATGTTGTAGTCATTAGTAAATCCGTACTGATAACAGTCGCTATACATAGACTCAGACATTTTCTTTTGACCACAGCTATAAGCACGAGTCATGGCTGCACGTTTAGCAATGCCCTTACGGATATGCTTCATTGGAATCTGTCTTTCTTCAAACCATTCAGGCATCCTGTCGCATAGCCTCTTAGCTATCTGTACATAGAAGTCGTTCTGGATTTCGGTAGGAACAAGACCAACAAGTCTACCCGTTAGTGCATCCTTAGACATAGCACCTAGGTGTTGCCAGCCGTTATTAGCACCGTCTATGGGGATTGGAAGTCGAGTATAGTAGTCCCCATCCGTAGTGCTGTAGCGGTACCACTCGATGCAACAGGCTAAGAAAGAGATAGCCTTCTCGGCCTCTTCTGCGATCATTCGCATTTCACCCATCTCAACAATGACATCAATGTTTTCTTGAGTCCACTGAGCGCGATCTTCTAAAGTCATTTTATCTACTGAGATAGTGTCCAAGTTTTCTTCTTCGAGTACAGAACGGTAATCGCTTGTAGTCCACTCAGGGATTTCATCAATACCATATGACTGGTTAAAGCAACAAGCAGTATGAACGGCTAACCAAAAGCTAGCAGACTCATCAAAGCGTTTACCTTCGTCAAATAGTAATTGACCTCTTGCAATGTCAGCACCTTGAAAGTTAAAGAAGGGTTCGCTATAGTATAGCCGACCACGGTAATCTGCATCAATATAAAAACTAAATGACTCACCTAGCCACTTGTCTGCTATTGCCATTACCTCTTTAATCTCTCGATTTTTAGAGGCTTGACGCTGATACAGTTTAGCGTTTTCTTCTTTATCTTCACCATTAAATGTTTCGTTCTTAATAAACATAAACATATTTTCTTTAATGGCTTGGTTAACTTCTGTATTGACACGATATCTAGTTGATTGTAGTCTATCGATTGCCTTTACAAAAGGTGCATTAATATACTTCATAAACAAGTGTTCTTTAGATTTATCCCAAGTTTTAATCACTGCCCTACCATTGTCTTGAAATAGTTTAGTGATAGGCGGGATTGGCTCTGCACTCATACAAGTAGTTTTGCCAGCTACAACTTCCATTTCACCCCACTTTTCAGTGGCATGGATTGTAACTGGCTTACGGCTCTTCATGTGTCCTACCGATATAGTAAGATAACCACACATAACAAAGCCTTCAATGATAAGATCACCAACACGAACATGGTCTCTAAAGTTAACGTTGTTACTGTCCCAGCCCTCAACAATATACTTGCCGATAGCCATTGAAGCTTGCGTAATAGGGGTTTCACCCTCTACTTTGCTGCGCTTAAAACAACGCTGAATGAACTTACGTCCGTAGATAATCATATCTTCGATTAGGAAGTCGAGCATATCAACACCATCAGTGTCGATCATACGCATAAGTTGTAGGCTGCGTCTAGGCTTAACACCTATGTTATCGCTGCGGATTCTCTCTAGTAGATAGTTCCGTATATCTTCCATCGTCCTCTTTCTTCCATACATCTAAGCCCCAAGTTGGAGCGGGTGGATTGTAAAGTACTTGCTGTGAACAAGTAATAGGGTCATAGTTAGGCTTTAGTGCAATCAATAAAGTGTATTCATCTTTAGGAAACATTTCTTCTACTTGACTGCGATCTTCAGGATTACACTGTACCCAAGCAATGTAATCAGGCATATTCTCTATTCTTTGGTAATGGATTTGCATACCCTTAGCATACCTTTCTCATTAAGAATTTTAAATCCTTCTAGATCTTTCTCATACGCTTTCTCAACGACAACTTCGCTGATACCAGATTGGAGGATAAGCTTAGTACACTCGATACAAGGTGAGAGCGTAGTGTACAGTGTGGAACCCAATCCAGAACCGCTAGCACGAGCGAGCTTACAGATTGCGTTAGCTTCAGCATGAATAACAGTAGATAAAGTAATACCCGTTTCAGGGTGTTTACAGCTATTGTCAAAGCCGCTTGGAGTACCGTTCCAGCCCATTGAGATAATGTTGCCATCTTTGACGATGACTGCGCCAACTTGTGTATCGATGTCATAAGACATTTCAGCAACGCGTTTAGCGATGTCCATATAGAGTGTATCATATCGTTCTTCCTTGGTTGTCATGGTAATAAAACCTTTGTTGTTATCGACCTTGTCCTCGATACTTTTTACGTTCTGCATATTTCTTTCCTGTGAAAGTTTTTTGTTTGCGTGGTTTAAGAAGGAAGTAATCCTTACTCTTATCTGCTTTCTTCGCCATGGTCCTCATCCTCTACTCTAAAGGTTATGAAGTTGTTATCATAGTGCCAGTCAATAGGCTCAATGTTCCTTGACCTAAGATTATTTAATAGCTTAATAATCTCTAGGCTAGGGGATATACTCTTGTTCCGTATAAAGTTTATTGATCTCATTTGATAATGTCTCTATTTTATTTGCCCTCATGAGAGCTTGACTACGAAATTTATTCCGTTCCATAGTCAACTCTTCAATGATTTGTTTTGCATGAGCAAGTTCTTGTTGAAGTAATCCTATTTGGTGGTATAAAGCAGTCTCGCTCATGGTAACACCTCAAAGTCAATGTTTTTATTATTATACTCTAACCGCGTAGTCTTATGGTTGTATTTAACCGAACCCGCCGGTCCTGTCTTACCAGAAAAGCGGCTCTTGAGTACGATGAACTCAATAGTGTTTCTAACTTCTTCATCTGCATTAGCCATATCTCTAGAGAACCCGATAATATCGAAAGAGATTTGCTTGATGGATCCAGAGCCTTTGATATCATCCATGCTAGGCAGCTTACCTTGTTCGAATGTGGTACCACCGCCTTGTACTTTCCGTAGATGAGATATAACTCCAAGCCAGATGTCATGCTTCTTAGTAATCTTAAGTAGGTCTGACATAACCTTGTCGATAGCCTCATTACCAGAGTAACCTTCTGCACCCTCTGATACTGCAATTGTAATGTGATCGAGAATAAGATACTTACAACCCATAAGAGCCATATACTCAATCTTATCAATGAGTGACTCATCACCAACAGAACCTTGGTGATCAAGCAATACAAGCCGTTCACTACCGAACACCTCCTTTGATGCTGCTTCTTGTACTTCTAAGGGTACATCGAACTCTTGCAGGTTTTGTTTAAGTTTCATCTGAATAAACTTTTCTGCGGTATCGCCAATACTCTCTTCAAGAGAGATCATACCTATTTTATAACTAGTTTTGTCTAATAAGTCAAGTACAATTTCTTTAATGACAGTACTTTTTCCGCTGCCAGTACCAGAAGTAAACAAGGTTATCTCACCAAAGCGCATACCTTTAGTCTTCTCATTGATACCGTTAAAGCAATCTGGATAAGGCACTGACTCAGTTGCGTGTCGCGCTAAGTACTGCTCCCATACAGGCTCATGCCCTACGACAATACCCGCTGGACTATAGGGTTGTGCATCCCATATAGCACGCATAACGCCTTGATGTCCTGCAGCTAAGTATAGTTCGCAAGGATCTTTAGCTACGCTACCTAGAGAAGCTATCTTTACTTTATCGATACCGATAATATTAGCAGCATCTTTAATAGCCTTTTGTCCTGCAGTATCATTGTCAAAGAACAGAACAACTTCCTCAAAGGATCTAATCCATGTCCGAGCATGAAGAAGACTCTTAAGGTTAGAAGCACTTGCTACTGAAATGACAGGATAGATCTTATTATAGTGGTCATACGAAGCTTGCGCGACCGCCATCGCATCGAACTCGCCTTCAGTGATGACAAGTCTCTTTCCTCCCGCATGAAAAGCGTGAACGCCGAAAGGCCAAACATCTTTAAAGTCTCCTACTGTCTTGAATTGTTTAGGTAATGTTCTTGTTTTGTAGGCAATAGGGTGGTGTGTATCCGCATAGTAAGGATAGTTATAAGCAATAATGTTGCGGTTACTATCATAGTTAACACGAACACCGTAGTGTTCTGCAATAGTCTTAGTTATCCTACGGTCTTGTACACCACGACAATCGCCGAGGTTTGCTTCAAATAGCTCAAGGCTAGGTGTGTTAGTATCAAGAGGCATTTCCTCTTCCTTTCCGATTTCTTTTTCATAATGGTTACATACATAGCAGTAACCGTGTCCATCATCGTATACAGCAAAGCCATCGCTTGAAGGACAAGCGGGACAAGCTGTCTTACCTATTTCTTTACTTTCCGTATATTCTATCTTCTTTGGCATATCGAGCTTCCTTCCTTCGGTTTCTAGCTCTATCTGACTTCATAATCTTTTCAGCTTTCTGCTGCTTGTTATTAAATAGATCGATTAGATCTTCATCCCAATCTTCTTCAGTTACCTCTGCACGTTCATTCGGAATAACCTTATACTTCCTAATGTCATTGTGGTAAGGGTTGCGAATAGTCTTTGGCGATTTCAATTTGTCTCTCCATGTCCTTCATTGCGGGTTTAAACCTAATTTCATGCACCCATTTATTATACCACTCATCAGAGCATAGGGCATGTGTAATCATAATCATATAAGCTTCCATATAACTAAGATCACCTTTCATTGGGCAAGAGAACAAGATATTGAAAGTAAAGTTCTCTTTACCTGCTTTAGTTATTTCTTCGTTGAGTTCTGAGGAAGAACTAGTATAGCCCTTCCAACTAGTATGCAGTGTTTTAACGCCGATATAGCGTTTATCATTACGTTTATCTGTGATGATATAAAGAAAGCCATGATGTGACTCATCAAAGACTTCTGGATTAAGAATATTCCAATGACTTTCTACTTCAATGTGACCACGAGGATCGTCAGCAATCGTTGGTGTCTTACCTTGATAAAAGAAAACAGTGATTGGACCTTTAAATCCTTTCTTTAGCTTAAAGCGTTTCTTATTTCTACGCTTACACCGTATTTCACCGTGTTCTTTTGTGATAATGCCACACCAGTCGTTACTATCGAACTGAGTAACACGTTCAACCTGTACGTTATGCCAACGTTCATGGTTGTTAAATCGAGAAGTAGTCATTATGACTCCTTAGAATATGAATACCGTTTGCTGTCTCCAATAGCTTTTCTTTCCAGTCAACTCGACCGTATTTAGCTCTGTATGCAGCAAATACTCTATGTTTACGTCTACCTAGCGGTACACCCTTAAGCATCTTCTCTGCTTTCTTTGGTCCTACTTTAGGTATCCCTGGAAGGTTATCGGTTGGATCACCCTTCAGCATTTGAGTCCAATAAAACAGATCAGCTGCGTCAACATCAATCTCATAGAAAGCCTCCTTGTGGGGATTGTAATGTTTCCCTGGAATACAATCAAGATCTTTATCGATATGGACTATAGTAAAGTCTATGTTGAGTGATGCACACTCAGTAGCTTTGATACGTACCATGTCGTCAGCCTCCATACCATCTGCTGGTATAGCTAGGCCTTCTTCGATAATGCGCTCCATCAGTGGACGAAAGAACTTAGCGTCATCCGGTGGATCCTTACGATTAGCCTTATAGTTAGGGCAAAGCTTATGGCGAAAGTTATCTTTACCTCCGCAATAAGCAACGTGTTCATCAGCCCAAACTGGTGTTATCCAGTTCTGATTTATTAAATGTTTATAATTACTTAACGCTGATTCGACAGACTCTTGCTGCCAAGCTGCTTGATAAATGCAGCTGTCAGTGTCTACTATTGCTAACATCATTCATGTCCTTTCGATTGCCAATATTCATTCCATGCATCTACTACTACTTCAGTGAATTCAGAGTCGCTATACATTGGTAGTAAATGTCTATACTCTGCGACTTCAGATAAGAAATCTTCTACAACTTCACAGTCATAAACAAGATCAATTGCATGATCCCAAAATCTTTCTTCCATTTCTAGTACCAATTCTTTCATTCTACCCATAACGTTTCCTTTCTAATGAACGTCTGCGTAGCAGCTACCAATGACACCATCGCCATCCATACACTGCACATTGAATTGTTTAGGTGCTTCTTTAAATGACTCAACACAGATCTCTAGTACCCTAGCTGCGTCACTTTCTTTAGCAACCCATGCCATCTCATCGTGATAGAAGATAACCGGATAGGCATCCAAGCCTTCTTCCTTTATCTTATGCATGGCATAACCAACAGCTGCCTTACAAGTAATAGCCTCAGCTGATTGTAGTAGATAGTTTAAAGCCTGATGAGCAGAACCAACATACACACGGCGACCATCAAGGCCAGGAATAAATGCATTACCATAACCGTGGTTAGTCTGCTGATATATCTGATCCAGCTTCGATTTGAGCTTTCCAAGTCCAGGAATTGCTGATTGGTATTTCTTCTTGGAAGCATCCCCTGCCGTAGCATTCGGCTTGCCTGTAAGAATAGTACCAAGCTTCTTACCGCCGCCACCAAAAAGATAAGCGTAAAGCCACCTTTTAGCAGCACCACGGTCACATCCCAAAATGTTGGCGTTATAGGAATGAATGTCACCACTCGTAACCTCCTTAGTGAAGGCATCGTCACCTATGTAGTGACACAATGCTCTCATTTGATTACCAGCTGAGTCAGCACCGACTACTTTGTATCCGTCCTCACAGATAAAGAGACTACGCATCTCTTTGCCCCATGCAGCGTCAACACTAGGTAAGTTAGTAATTACTTCGTGTCTAGCTCTGTAGGTTGGCGTACCGATAACCCACATTCGTCCATGTAGCCTATTGCCCTTAGCCGTTGCAATCCAGCCTTCGAGTATAGACCGTCTCGAGCGTGTTGTGTAGTATCGATCGATATCTTTGCCGACCTTACCGAGTAAAGCAAGTGACGTTGATGTGAGTTTCGGGCTGACCTTATGAAACTCGTATCCGACCTTCTTGTAGTTCCAATCATCGGGCTTCCAGCCTATTGTATACAGCCATTCCTTAACCTCTTCCATGTTGCTTAGAGTTACTTGAGTGACGTAGCTACGCTGAAATTCTTGTTCAGGTGGCCACTCCATTTCGTCTGGTTCTTCTCCGTCAAGATACTCAGTGAGCAATCGCTTAGTCACTGCAGTAAACTTACCGGCCTTTGTATACTTAGCCTTCTTAGGCTGCTTGTCTACCATGATAGTCATCTCAGGTAGTTGAGGATGAATTCGTGATTCAATCTCTGCCAGCTCACTAGACATTTCTTTAAGTAGTCTACTAGCCGAGCCGAGATCAAACAACCAGCCTTTCATTCTTACTTTAGACTCGAATACAGCTGCATCATGCTCTGCTCTCATGCCGTTAGCCAGCATAGGTTTAGTCGAGACCTGATCCTTGAACTCAGCGAGTAATAGTTCATACACTCGTGTGTTAAGCTCAACGTCTCTTACACAATACGTAAGCATCTCTTCACTGAACTCAGACCAGTTATCGAACTCTAGTTTGTTGTAACCAAGGTGTTCACCCCAGCCACCGAGACCATGCTTATGTGATCTCTTATAGTTCAATACCTGACTCATAATCCAAGTGTCATATGTCTTTTTACTAAGTAAATCAACACCATATAACTCTTCGAGTACAGCTAAGTCATATCCAATAATGTTATGACCTATCAATGCTTCTGCATTCATTAGGAAAGCAAGACCAGACTCGATATCATCCGGTCTCCACTTATAGATTTTCTTTGTATCAACGTCTTGAGCTACGATACACCAAACTTTAGTTGCTTCAATGCCATCGGTCTCAATGTCAAATACTAGTTTCATCAGTATCCTTTCCGTTTGCACATGCAGGACATACAAACTCTTTTTCTTTATAATCAAAGACACCGCCCCAATGCTCGTTATAGCATTGAGAACAAACAATAATGTCTTTGTTTCGACCCGTAAAATACTTGGGTACCTTGTCATTCATTGGGCGACTGCCTCTCCCTATAAGGGCGTTTATCCAGCTAATCAAAGAGATCTCCTTGTAATTCGTCATAGTCTACTGGCAGTATCATGTACTGATAGCGTGACTCGTTGGCGTAATGCTCTTGGATTACCCGAAAAGCTTCGGCTTCAGACTGATAATCGTCTTGCCATATGAGTTTGTATACTGCATATCTAATCCCCATCATCATCTGTTTCCATAGCTATTATAATAATACGACCACTGATCATGCCAGAACACCATGCGCTGACATACATCATTAGCGTAAACGGTGAAGCTAGCCAATCAGACATCGCCATTCAGCACTATCTTAGTGTCCTCATATGGTGCTACCGTACGCCGATAGAATTCCATTTGAGCACCAGCCAAGGCACCCATAATGTCATTCATATCTTGGTAGTTCTCAGGTCCGATATGTTTGATAGCTAGCGCAATGACATACTGTAGCTCGCCAGCACTCATCTTTCTACTTTCATTAAGATCTTCTAATGCTCGATCAACCCACATTAGTTCTCTACGATTTTGTTCTGATATGTAAGGCATGTTGACCCCTTTCTAGAGTTCTCTTGCGTCTTCGTTCCAGTTACCGTCATTGAGAAGCCCAGCAACGTATTCAATTGAGGCATCGCTAATAGACCCCATTAGGTTATAGCACTCGGTGTATTCATTATACTGTAGGTTTAGGTCATCACACTTTACTTTAGACATGATATCATGGTATGTCTCAGTTGCAGCGTCAAGGCTCTTAGTGTATGTATCAAAACGTACTTTCATTTTATTCTCCTCAATAATAATAAGTGATTGCCTCAAGACAATCATCTAGCTCAAAGTATTTTTCTGTGTAGATGCTCTCGTAGAAGGGATGAATGAGGTCATCTTCATCTGCCCATAGGATAATGATCTTGTTCTTCATATGGGCAAACATAAGTTCCATTGCTGTTCCAGTGCCTCTTCCACTATCACGTCTAATATCTGCTAATACGACATTGCTATTAGCGATATCCTGCATATCCATTTTGAATATACGTCTACAGGTAGACTGAACAGGCTTGTGCTTCTCACCAAGATATAACTCATCATGGAAAGAAACTCTACGCGTTGGATCGAGAGAATTGATATCGTTCTTCTTCAGCTTCTCCGCTGCTAGAAGTCTCCATGCTGTCATTCTCCGTTCCGTGCAGTCCTCCATTGGACCCGCTAGATATACAAAGTTCTTCATCACTATACCTTTCTTGTTCAATGATGTAGTCTTTCAAGTCTTTTATTACACCCACTAGTTTATTATAGTGGATGTGTTCATTAGGTGGTATGCCGTCTTGTCTGACGGCGACTACAGACCAATAATCAATTGCAGTCTGTAACTCAGTTATCGTTGGTTGAAGGCTTAATCTCAACAATGTACTTAACCTCCTTTGTATTGAATAGGTAGCTGTGTAACAGTTCATACTCATCTTTACCAGCAAAGAACTTAACATGGTCATGAAAGTTTTTACACTGTATGTTATTTACATGACCAAGTGAGCATTCACCCCAGACCAGTTGAGTAGTATCAGTGTTCAGTGGGCATGTTGTCATTACTTCCTTCCGCTTCTATTAGTAGACGCATAGTGGCTTGTATAGTCTCCATGAACTCAGCTTCAATTTCAGTATTACCGTCTTCAAAGACCTCAATAGTCTTGTCTTCCATAGCTTGAAAGCAAGTGTCTGAGAACTGTAGAAAGAATACATGATAGACTGTATCGTCCTTCATCATCTCTTTTAGTTTAAAGCCACCAATGTCCTTCCATAGCTGCACAATAGCAACCTCAAGAAAGAGTTGAGGATCATCGTCTTTCTCAACGACTATTTCAAGCTCTTTCCGCTTAGGTTTAAAGTCTATTATGTCAGCCATTAGAAGTCTGTTACGGTTTCTTCGGGTGCATTATCATCACTACCAATAACGTCAAAGTCAGTAGCACCGCTATTCTCGTATAGTTTAAGGTCAGTTACTTGTACCTTAGAGATAATAGAGGATACGCCTTTACGACCACCGACATCATACGGATACTGGAATAGCATTACGTTACCCATGCTGCCATTACCAATGTTGTTACCGTCAATGACTTGTTTGTTAGCATCAACTACTTCTGGTGCCTTGTTACGTTCACCTTCCTTGTTGAGTGCTTTACGCTTAACGTTTGCCTTATAGTAAGTACCGTCATCATCTGACTCTGTCTTGACAGGAAGATAGTACTCATCCTTCCAAGCCTTAGCCTTTGCCTTATCACGGGTACGCATTTGAAGTTCCCACTGTAGTGTACCAAAGGGTTCTACTGGTTTAACTAGCTTAGCCCAATGCAGTTCTACTTCAGGGATAATTACTGTACGTTTCTCATTAATCATTCTCAATCTCCTCAATAATAGATGCTCGAGCATTCTCGCATCCTTTACGGTTAATAAACTCTTGTGTTGCTAATTGTTCTGCTTCTGGTTTGTCAGCTGCAGTGACGAACACAGTGTCTGTCACCCAGCCTTCCATTACTAACCTATACTTTCTCATTCTCTAGCCTTTCCATTAAGTAGTCTAAGTACCACTTAGCTTTACCTAGTTCTTGTATCTTAGAGTCTTTCTTACCATACCGCATTAGGTATTTGTAGATCTGACCCATTAGGTGTGCCTCAACACCGTTATAGTCCTTGAGCATATGACACATCATGTCCATATACTCATACCCTGGAACTATTTCCTTGTAGTGCTTTGGGCTAATTGCATTATGCTCTTCCATGCTAATCCTTTCTTTCATGTAGGCTTCGTGTCTCATCGAGTGTCCTCTCCAGTACAGCTATAAGTCCTTCCCTGACCAGTAACTGTATTGCTTCTTCACTGAGAGATAGCTCTACTACTGCAGAACCATCTTTCATTTCTTGATAATCAGTTACTTCTATCATGCTGCAAGCCTTAAGATACGTTCAGCATGTTTATAAAAGTTCTTACAGGCTCTATCGTAGTAGATAACCTTGTTAGTCATGCCTTCACTGTCTAACACAACGAGTTTAACTAGTCTACGACTAGTATTGTAAATCCAAGCAGCACTAGGTGTCATATAACACTTTACGTCTGCACTGCTACGTGCTACCATGAGTTCCTTAATAAGATCTTCTTTAATAACGGTTCTTTTAGTCATTATACTAATTCCACTTCTTCAGTTGTTTCGATCCATACTTTTGCGCCACAGGATAGTGGCTTGTCTGGGCTATACACTACTTTGGTATGATCATTGATGATAACAGTGTGTGCATAGTTATTTTTACCACCGCCTTTTACAGTGATAACAGGATTTCTTTCACCAGTTTTAGCGTTAGCTCTGATGATGTGTTGGTTAATGTGAATGCGTTTAAGCATCTTTTAATCCTTCCGTTAAGTTTAGTAAATTACTAGACATTGAATCTAGTTTTGTGTGGTACTCTTCAAGATGCTTAAAGAGTTCATCGCCTTCAAGACCATCTATAAGACTAAAAGCATCTGAAACATGATTCCAAGCCCAATCAAGTCTTATTAGGTCTCGTTCTCGTTGGTCAGGAACAATTTCTTTAAAGTAATCTTCGACAGAGTTAAACGGGAACTTATCACTTTTCTTCCATCGCTTTACAAGTTCTTCGTAGTTATGCATTGTTAGTCCTTTCTATAGCCTTCAAGGTAATAGTAAAATAATTCCCAGTTAATTCTTATATTGCAGTCATGTCTATGAGCTACATTTGTAGTCTTGATAGTGCTTCATTCATCGTGGTAGTATCCTTGGTTCAGCTGTTAAGATCTTGTTGAAGAAGCCCTCACTATGTAACGCTAAGGCTTCCTCTTCACTATAAGCAGAAATGAAGACGTATTGTGTGTCCTCAATAATGAACTCTGTTCGTTCTTCTCTGCTATCCTCTACGGATTCTTCTAGTACCCCTGAGAGTACTAAGGCCTTACGGATGTCTTCGGGTAGATCCTCGACTATCTCATCGTAGTGACCCCAAGAGTTAGTTCTTATTGCTTCTTCTATCTTGTTCTTATAGAAGTGATACATTGCAGGTGTTCTTTTAGTCATGCTAGGCTTCCTTTCCTTTAAGTATACCTATAGTATAGTAATCCACCCCCCTATAAGGGTGTTTTATATGAGTTCCATAGTAGTTTCGTCTTCTATAAGCTCCATATCGTACACTTCAAGGTCTAGGTAGAACAACATTCTGCTTTGTTCATTGATAATAGAGACCTCAGCTTCAACACGGTCACCATTGAGCGATACAGTAATAGTGTCACTCTCAGTGTACTCCATGACCTCGAGTGCATGACGGATAGCTGCAGCGTCTTTAGTAGAGAGAGTAACGCTGTCATTGTCGTGTTCTTCAATTGTCCAGCTAGCGTCTGATAGAGCATCGAATAGGAATGTTATAGAAAAAGTTTCTTCGTATACCTCTCTACGTTGTACGTTTACTTTTACTTCAGTAGTGTTTATGTTTTTCCATGATACGATCATAACAGTGTTCCTTTCTTAGTGTAAAGAGAGGTAGCCAGTATTGACTACCCCTCTAGTTGTATTAGAAGTCTACGTTGTTATCTGGTGTAGGCTTATTGCTTTCCACAAGATCAAAGTCAACCGAAGTAGTAGGTTCGTATGGAATGTGGTTGACGATTTGTACAGCCATTAGTACAGTTTTAGTGCCGTTGTATGCACGTGGTGATGCATAGGTGTACACGATTAGATTAGCTGTAGAACCGTTACCGATTGGCGCGGTAAATGGTTCTTTAGCCATATCAACTACACGAATAAAGTTCTCTTTACCTTCTTTATTAGTGGCAGAACGAGCGATATTCATTGCGAAGTTACCATTAGGTAGTTTACGGATCTTACCGTAGCCTTTGAGTTCATCGATACGGTCTTTAGCAAACTCGAGTTGGATATCGAATTGCTTTGCACCGAAAGGATTCTCTTCAGCTTTGTATACTTTAGCGTAGTTAACTGATACGTTACGGATGATTGTTTGCATGATAAACTCCTTTACATGCTTGGTTAGAGACATGAGTGTCTCGCAAGATAGTCCCAAAGTGGAACTATCTTAGGTGCTACTCATATTGTATTTGGTTATCGAGTGCGGATTTAAATACTTCAGTTAGTTCTTTCATCATAGCTTTGGCGAAACGGGTGTCGTAGTTTACGGCATCAAAGGCTTGCTGATATAATAGCTTTTGAGGGTTGTGTTTTAGTTCATCAAGTTCTCGTTTAAGCGCTTTGTTTTCTTCGAATAGTTCGTTGATATATCTTTGCATTTCATTATAAGACATTGGTTACTCCTTAATTTCACCGAGGAATGTTAGTAAGGATCTCTGTGAGCCAATTCGTTTAACTAATTGTGTACCACACCACGAGCCTTGATGCCAACCATTTTCTAAGCTTATCGTAGCGATTGTTTTCATTGTACCAACAAAGATTTCATCGGTTACATTGTGTTTGAAGATGTACTTTCGTTTGTCTTTAAACGAACCTTTAGCATACATATTTTTAGTGAAGCCTTCACTGATGTAGCTTTCGAATTTTCTATCTTGTATTTCAAAGTAGCCAGCGTCTCTCTTTAAACCTAGTACACGTCTTAGGTTTTCGTTTAAGATTGGATCAATGGTTAGTTTCATCTAGAAATCTCCTGTAAAGTAATCTGCATATTCAACAACTTGAATTATTATTGGAATACCTTTTCTTATTTCTTTATCTTTAAAGTATATTGGTTCTTTAGGTACTGCTAACATTATATTACCAATTGAATGATTACCTATTCTTGTTTCATTTGGTAATTCCTTCTGTTCGCAGTCTATTACTTTTATTGGTTTTTGGCTACGTAAGTTCATTATCCATTTGCCATTACTGAGCTTTGCCCTTCCAAGTCTAAAAAGTTCTTCATATCGATTTCCATCAAATTCGATTTGGATTGAGTAACCACCGTATATCCCTTCTTTTCTAGTGTTATCCCATTTTAATTTTATATTTCTCACTATAACTTTATGCATTTTTCAGCACCACCACTACTTCTTTGTAGGTTTCTATTTTGTCTTCTAATCTACTGATGATTTTGAATAGGCTATCATTCTGTTCTTTGTAATGAGTTAGCTCCTTTTCTAGACTTTCAATTTTCTTATCCGCTAATTCTTGTATTTCTTGGTACGTTTCAATTTCTTGGGCATGTGTTGCTAACTCCGCAATCATTTTAGATTGATTAGAGAGTTTATCGTTTAGTTCATCGATTGTAGTTTGCATCTCTTGTTTAGTCATCGTTATTCTCCTAACTCTACTTCAAGTTTAATTCCTTCTTTTGGATTAAAGATATTAAATAGTTGACCGCAAAGTTCGTTAATATCTTTTAGCTGTTCAGCCCTTTCAGGGTAATCTTTTTCAATGTCTTCTGCAGTTGAATAGGCAAGCAGTGAAGTATGTAGCATTGCATTTGCAAGCTTTACTTGGAACTCTTTATCTAAGTACATTTAAATCTCCTTAACCAGCATTTAGCACATAGCCAGTAGGTTGCAAAGTTAGTTGCGTCTGACGGTGAGTTACAATTGTCACATTTTGGTCTCATTTTAATCTCTTTCGGTTCACATTTACACACATAAGGACACACTCACCAGCAATTTACTTCACGTAAACCCAGAAATACTCCCGAAGTGGTACTATTTCAAGAGTTTCCTGGTAATGACAGTGAGAGGTCGCGGTTTTAGTATCAATTAAAGTGACATTCTTAGTGTTACTAAGAGTGTTCTTACAAGTGCTTCTACTGGAAACGCTGTAATATACTCTTAGTACACCTTAAGTGTCCCTCCAGGCTTTGATTAGAGATAGTATTAGACAGATAAATGCTACTAACCCTATGAGTGATGCCACAATCATGCCCCCGTAGTGCGCATTGAGAGTGCTCTCTCATCTTGTGCTTGTTCGTCTTCCCATTCACTTAGTAGTATTCCTGCTAGTGGAAGATCAGAACGAGATTCAAGGTACGCAATGTATGGCATTCTAGAGTCTTCTGGGAGTTCTCCTACAGAGAGATGATTATTTAGAGCATCCTCGCAGTTTTCTCTAAGTTGCCTCTCCTGTAGTTCGACAGAAATGTCTTGCATGAGTGCCTCCAATGCAGCCGAAGATGCATCCTTAATGTTAAGATTACGAATAATCATCACTTTGTTCCTTTCGAGTACTGTTCGATACGCTTCTTGTTTTCTTCAACACGTATCTTGTTGGCTTCTTTTTCTGCCCATTCTTTAAGAGCAGTCGTTGCTTGTCCTGTCCACATAATAAACTCCTTTGTGGCTAGTTAGGATACAATTATCCTTTAGGATAGCACCCCGTAGAGTGCTACCCAGAAGGCGAATTGATTACAGGCTAATCAGACCTGTATCTGATTTAGGAAGCGGAAGACGGAATCCACAAAAGAATCCTTCTTTAGCTTTACCAGTTCTAGGACTAATAGCTACACATAATTCTACTTCTTGTCCAGAAGCCTTAAGCGTAGTAATAGCGCTAATAAAAGACTGTGGAAATTCGCTTCTAGCAAAGGTAGCTGCCTTGCACTTATAACGAACCCCTGAGTCAAGAACAATAACAAGTATTGTTTTGTCTCTGTCTTCGTAGCCAGCATCCACAATCTTTACAGCTCCAAGCCGATTACGCCAAACAATCTTCGTTGGTTGATCTCCGATGAAGACATTGGTTGGAACAAACTCCGATACAGTTGGGAGATTAGTAAAAGTCAATGTGTTTGAGTTAGCCATGAAGCAAACCCTTTCTGCTCTGTGAGCGTTGTAGGACAGAATTGTCCTTGAGGATAGCTCAACGTGTAAGGGAGGAGAACCACAGAGCTACCCACAAGGATAATTCAAAAAAAAAAGACGCCCGTGTGAAGGGAAAACACACGGACGCCAGTGGAAGGAAGCTTAACGCCAACCGCGAAACAATGCAACAAACAAAGCTTCAAACGCGTAGCGGTAGCTCGAGCGAAGGGTA